CCACTGGCGCTTCTAAAGCCATGGCTGATAACATCGGGCAAGCTTATGATCAATTGCGTATATATGGAGTCAGCATCGGAGAAGCTGCAGCCGCAACGGATGCCCTATATGGTAGCGTCAGTGATTTCTCAACGATGTCAGGCACACAACAGCAAGACTTGGTTAAGACGGGTGCTTTGCTGGCTGAAATCGGTGTCGACACAGGAACATATGCATCCGGAATTCAGCAAGCAATGAAAACAATGAGCATGTCTGGCGAAGAAGCTTCTCAGATGTTTGTTGAGATGCGTGCAACAGCCATCGATCTCCAAATGCCGATTAAGGATCTTACGGGTTCCTTTGGCGGCATGGAAGAGGAACTAGCAAAGATGGGCAAAACGGGCTCGAAAACGTTCAAGGAATTAGCCAGAATATCAAAGATAACTGGTCTTGAAATGAACAAAATTGTAAGTATTGTTGAGAAGTTCGACACTTTCGAGGGCGCCGCAGACGCTGCAGGATCTCTCAACGCAATGTTGGGTGGTAACTTTGTCAATTCCATGGATCTCATGATGGCGGAGGATCCTGCCGAGCGCTTTATGATGCTTCGCGATGCGCTAGATGCATCCGGGCAATCATTTGAAAATATGGGACGGTTCCAGAAAATTGCCATGGCACAAGCCATGGATGTGGACGTTGCAACGCTAGGCAAGATGATGAGCGGCAACATGGAAGACTTCCAAAAAGAAATGGGCAAAACCCCAGCTACTCTTGCGGCAGTACAAAAAGATGCCTTCACTATGAAGTCGTTCGAGGAAATCGCCGAGAATGTCAAGAAAGCGTTTATGCCCTCCATTAATGCCTTGGAGAACGCAGCAACCAACTTGTTTGACAAGAACGCAGACAGTCTCCTTGCGGCTACTCAAGCGATTAATAGCACAATGATAGCCAAAACCGAGGAGGTTACGGATAAGTATGGAGCGCTCATTGGCTTCGCGATGCTTCTCATGCAAGTCATTACAGCAATTGGTAGTGCCGGAGGGTGGGGCCTCGTTACCAGCGCCTTGTCTGCTGTCGGCTCTGCTTTATCTGCGATTGGCTCCGCCGTCGCCGCAATTCCGATCGCTGTTATTGCAGCGGTTACGGCAGTCTTGGGCGGTTTTATGGGTATTTATACAAAGTGGGATGAGATCGTGGATCTCTTCAACGTTGATCCTTTTGCTGGAATTATGTATGCCGTTCTAGCCTTTTATACTGGAATAATCGCCATATTTGGAAAGATAGTGGCGTATATAGCTGAGTTTTTTGGTTTCGACGCGCCATGGATTGATCTGTTCAAGAACTCGTTCAAGCCAGAGAATTTTGATCAAATAGGGGAGATGTTTAGCAGTTTCTTCAAGGGCATTGCACAGAGCATCATTGACGTCTTCTCATGGGATTTTGCGCTCAAGATCGGCGACGCATTCAGAGCAGCCGGCGCGGCTATGGTGCAAGCATGGAAAGATTTCTTTGATATTAGCTCTCCATCACTATTGATAATGAATAAAGTTGGAATCCCGCTCCTTATGGGGCTGGTGGGACCCTTTAAAAAATTTGGACCAATGATCCGCGGACTAATTGACGACGCATACAACCTTCTTCCTGCTTGGGCACAGAGGCTCATCAGTGTCGGACAAAAAGTAGCCGGAACAAGCTTAACAGCCCTTATTACTGGTGAAGGAATGGAAGACACCATGAAGATGGCGAGTGGCTTAGCATCCGAAGGTATTGCTGCAGCAAAAGGCGCGGTTGAGGCACAATGGAAAGGAATGATGGGCGCAAATGAAGCTGCCGAGAGCCAAGATCCTTATGTTCTCAACTTATCTATGAATATGGATGGTCGAGAAATGGATAAGAAGGTAGTTAATGTAGTGGGCGGCATTGCACAAGCCGCGACATATGGAGATTAATAATGGGAAGTAACAACGATACTAATTTTTTCTGGCAATCAAAATACACTGCCGGCAAATCTGGAGAACTCGAATCAGAATCCTTTGTTGATGGATCGGACGCGTACGCCAATGGTGGCAAAATGGTTCTGTCCTTCTTGCACGTGGCTTCAAAAAAATCTGTGTTCTTTAAAGCCTTCATTACCAAATACGATGAAAACTGGAAAGCAGACTGGAAATCGAATGTGGCATTCGGACGCACCGATCCCATATACACCTATTCAAACACGATCAGAAATATCAGCTTAGCCTTTTCTGTGCCGGCATCTTCTGAAAGCGAAGCTTTCGAAAATATGGGAAGAATACAAAGCTTATCTCAAATGCTGTATCCTACATATATGAAAGCTGCGATGGGAACCAAAAAACCCGGCGGCTGGCGCGACCAGCTTCTTTTGTCGCAAGCCCCACTGGTGCGGATTAAAGTATTAAACCTGATTCAAGCCTCGTCAAAGTCCGACCCAGCTGCTGCAGATAAAAAAAGTATATCAGAAATGACCAAGCGCAATGATCTGTATAACCAATATCTTTCGTCTCCGGATCCGGAGCTAGGCTTATTATGCGCCATAAATAACATCAGCGTAAGCACCGAAATGACAAAAGAGGGCGTTTTAGAAAAAGGACCCAACACGGTTATGCCGGTGAACTATAACGTTTCAGTAGAATTCTCCGTTATCCACGAAGAGACGATTGGCTGGGACGACGAGGGCAACGCGCTAGCGCCCAACTATCCATATGGCGCGCAAATGTGGGAAGCCCCCGACGACTTCGCCGTATCGGAGGATCAAAATTGGAACCAACGACTCGATAAAGAAAGACAGCTTCAAGCCGCCATTGATACTGCTCGCTCCAAATACGCCGGACTTCTTGGCGGAGTTAGAGCCAGGCAAGATCGAAACAGAGCCGAAGGCGACACTTATGTCAACCTCGGGGTGGTTGGTATCCCGGCATTTGGAGTCCTCAGCGACTGGGATGCAATGCCCGGCAAAGGCGAGTGGAAACCGTTCGCCCCCGGCGGAGCCGGCGCCGATGGCGGCACTCAAGGTGATGCAGCACGAGAATACATCGATGACAACGATCTGTTTCGGGGATTCAAGTGATGCCGGCATGGAGCAATAAGAAATAGAAATGGGAAGATACACCAATACACGCAAATTCAATAACAGCGAAGAGTACTACGAGTACCTGCGCCGCGAACGAGATATGAAAAGTGTCGTACATTATGCAACACCGGCACTAAGAAACCCATCAATCGTAGATCGCATGAGTATCATTGCCGATCAGCACGTATGGAAATACGGAGATCGATTGTATAAATTAGCCCACCAATATTACGGGCACTCTCGCTATTGGTGGGTAATAGCCTGGTATAACGGACAGCCGACCGAGGCTCACATGCTGCCCGGCGACTTGATTCAGATACCGATCAATCTATCAGACGCTCTTAGTGTCTTAGGGCTCTAGAATGTTTGAAGAAGACGGAGACGAGCCCACCGAAACCATGGCTGAAGATGCCCGGAATTCCACAATGCCCCCCCTTCCGGAAGGAGGAGCCTACGACCCTTCCGACCGGGCATCATTCTGGACCTCGATCGCCGAATCCCTAAATTCGAGTTCAAAAGCTGATACGAACACAGTGTGGTACAAATCGGATGGCTCCAAGTCCAGCGCTGGCATTCCAGGTGGAGATCTAGAACAACATCTTTTCTCCACGTGGGGATCCGATCCAGCCTACGACTATGTTAGAATGATGTGGTTGACGGCAGAAGAAAGATTTAAAGGCGCCGCTAGCACCCAGCCAGCGCACCTTGCCGCCCTGATGGATCTCCCCGACGCCATGACGGATCAAGCCCTTAGTGTGTATGGGCTTACTGCCGGCGCTATAGCAGATAGGATTTACCCTTTAATTCTAACTGAAAAACGAAAAGCCGATGCACGGTACGAACTCAAAGCGCCACCCGCCGGCACGACTGAGGATGTCGCTGGAAAATGGGGCGATATGCTTGGCCAACCAGGCAAGGATGCTCTAGCTGCCCTTGACAAGTGTGCCTCGCAAGTAACGAATGGGGATTACTCCGGCTGCAAGCCCGGCACCGTAGATCTGGATGAGGGCACGGGAGAAGACACGCTCACTCGGACTCTTGGATTCAAAGAGCAGTGTTTTCTTTTAAGCAAGGTCTCCACTCTGGCTGCATATAAAGCCGAAGCGTCGGAAGGTACTGGCATCTTAGGACTTACCGCCGACCCGGCAAGAACGGAAAGCGTCGGCGAACGATTTGTATGGAAGCGATGGCCATATATACCTTCTCTTTGGCATAGTTCCGGAACGAATGCCTGCATCCAAGTGCAGTCCGATCCGTTCAACTTTATAAATGATATGGTTGTTTTCCCAGATACTCAGAAGTTTCTCCAAATGCCTTCCGAAGAGATTGCCAATTTGCAGCCAATTATTCGGCTTTTTAAAATTATTAAAGGCGCCAGCGGCTGGGAACACCAAATCCCCATACATTTTGATACAGACGCGCAATGGGATATTGCCAAGTATTTTGATGGTGGGGGATCCCGCAACGTCGGAGTGGGAATTCAAGACTTTCAGGTTAAATTTCAAGGTACTAACCCGTTTGCAGCTAAGAAAGATCTTACGGCAAAGTTAACCATTTATGCTTCAAGTTTTGCTGACTTAGTGAGACCCAGGTATACGAAGATGGGGTCATCGATCGGGACTGAGGTTGCCACCAGTGAGACGCAACTTAAAAGGTATCAATATATAGATTTAGCCTTAAAGACTGATTCTGCAGTCACTAAAAATAACCTCAATTCTAAAAAACAAGGCACCACAATGAATATTGTATCGGGTCTAGATTTTTCCATACGTGCCGTCGTGGGGGTGAATCAGCCTAGACACTCTGTGTCGGGAAATGATGATCTTGAGGGAGCCCTCTCAAGAAACTTTGTCACACTAGAAATGATTCCAACAGTGCACTCATTTGATTTTAATGAAGACGGTTCAGTGAAATTTGAAATCAATTATAAGCCATTTGTAAATGAAAACTTTAGCACCACCACTTATGATATATTTGCAACTAAAGAAATCTCGATGTTTCTGCTTGGATCTGATATTATAGCGACAAGTATTCTGAACAATTGTGATGTAGAAACAGCTGCAGAATTCAAAAGAAGCCAGGTGGAAAAAATAAAAGAAATTCAAAGTGACGCGATAAGCAGCCTCCTTAAGACTGTATCCGATCAGGGTCTGATGAGATATCTTTGGATCCCAGCCAAGCTTTTGAAAGAAATAAACAGAGAGGGACCTCTTTTCGATTTTGAAAAACTGGTGAAAGAAAAGATGAGGATTAGCGCCTCAAAAGGCAAGCAGTTAAAGGTCAAAGTTGCCAAAGAGGCAATCAAAAGCAAAGAACCGGGAAAGAAAACCCCGATCGCCTCGACGGCAATAAGCCCCAATAGTTCCGGCGTTCAGTTTGTATATTTAAGCGATCTGATCGACGTCATATTAGACGGCATTGATCGACGAATGCAGCCAGGCAATATTGAAGCCATGCTCGAGAACATGCAAAAGGATAACTACGGCGGACTCACTGGCAAATTCGATTGGAAATCCGAGGAAGTAATGCTACAGATGCAGCTGGCGAAAGATAGTTATGCTGCGGAATATGCGAACTTCAAGAAGCTGAGAATAGTTCTGGGCCCAGTCGAGCTGGTAAATCCAGTAAACCCAGCAGACGTTAAAATAGTTAATTTGGGAGATCTTCCGGTGTCTGTAAAATATCTTATTGAATTTCTTACTAGCGAGGTTCTAACAAAAGGAAGAAGACAGTTCCCCTTGAATCAGTGTGTCGACAAATTGATCAACAAGATGATATCCAGTTTTTTAAATAATGATTCGTGCTTTAACGGAAATGTAAAACAGAGAACGTTCCCCAGAAGAACCTCCTTCGCTGCATACGGCATGCCCACCACGCTGGGCGGCACATATCGCCAGGACGACCCGCTCTTCGCCCATCTTGTACATCGCCCAGACCTCTCAGTTTGCACTAGAATTTCCTCAAACCATTTTTCGCGACCACTGATAGACACAGTGGGAAGAGTCGGAGAACAGATCAACACCGCTACTAGAGACCTATATATGTATTCGGTCTTCTATACCGCCAATACGCTGCCTATCGGCATGTTTACGGGCGATCAAGCGGCAGACTCCGCCCGCGGTGTACACCACTATTGTGTGGGCAAGGACTCAGGTATTATCAAGGAAGTTAAACTCGTTCGAGACAAGAGAAAAGGAATTGCAGAGGCGAGATACGCGCAAGATGGGTTTAACGGACTTACTCAGCTTAGAGAGATGTACCACGTAGAAATCACTACGTTTGCAAACATGTCAGTATATCCGGGCATGAAAATCTTTGTTGATCCTGCGGGCTGGATACCCAAGTTGGATCTGGAAACCCAAACAGCCTTGGGCCCACATAACAACCTTACAGATTATGGCATTGGTGGCTATTATGATGTTGTAGAAGTGGAACATTTTTATGGCCCCGGCAAATTTGAAACCAAATTTGTGGCAAAATGGACTGCTCAAATCGCAACCTCGGCGCCGGATCCAACCGCTGCAGTCTCCGACGGTCCGGACAAGAAACAACCACAAAAATGCATGATTTTCAGTTCCGGCGCCCAAGGTGGTGACGCACAGGCGGACGAGATTCCTGCCGCACGTCGAGCAGCTCTTGAACGATCGTCGCCATCCCCCGCCCCGCTCCCACCACCATCAGCAGCCCCAGGGGCTGTAGCCGGCTACAGCCCTGTCCATAAAAGAGGCGACCCATCTCAAACAGACTATGTCAATCCGCCGGGCGAGCCCGATTTTTGGGAATAATATTTTGAATTCGCACGCAGATGCACCCAGCCGTAAAGGAATAAGAAATGTCTGAATATTTTAAAGAAAGTAACGCCGAAACAGCTAGAGAGTTGTTTGAGAAAAGAGCTATGTATGATGTGGAGACCATCACTCCTTTTCATACTAATGTGGTTGATTTTAATTTTGCCGAGAAAAAACTATATGGAAAAGTAAATAGGCTTTATGTGCCCATGATCGTTGCTGGCTCAGTGTTACCAATTAAAAACTCTCCCTACAAAGCAGAAGTCGGCAAAGAGGCTGCAGCACTAAATTTTGTAGTTGATGCCTTTTCTGAACTGATTCAAGAATTTGTGGTAGCGGCTGCTCGCAACTCTATTCAAGGGGGGGACAAGTACCTCACCAAGCCGAAAATCTACAAAGGCTATCGTGATCCAAGGAGATTATATCGAGAACACCTTGCGGAATATCAAAAAGGTATGCGCAGCGCATTGCGACATCAAAAGATAAGATATTCAAACTTCGGAGATTTTATTGGAAAAGTAATCCCTTATTTAGAGTCGACTGCTCGAATATTGCCATTTACCCTCCCGGCTTTTGTTAAAAGCACAAGTTGCCCAGCAATTTCTTCCGGCTTGGTTTTTGAAATAGCCGATTTAGAATATGACAACGACAAAGATAAATATGAAAAATTTTACTCTAGCCCCAATTGGGAATTCTATCTTAATGCATGTGCAAAATACGGATTCATGATAGATCAACACATTCCGTGGCGCCTTGTTGCAGATATCGGATCCGCCCCCATGCTATCCTTTGCCGCTAAGTATTCAGTAGGAGACACAGACAGTGTGTTGGCTCTAGCCTATTCAGAAGCTCATCGTCGATATTTTACTCTATTCAAGGACACCCTCTATCGAATGTATTCTGAAAACCGCGTCCAAAGTTTTACGGCAACCACTTATGTTAAAAATAATTCAAAAACAGTGACGTACATTCCCGTCAAATATACTTCGGCATCTCTTTACCGACGCTACAATGATCTTTATTTTTTAAAAATTTACTGCCAAATTCGATTTTTAGAAGAAGAAACTCTATTCACAAAAAATCAGAAAGAAAGACTTATAGAGCAAACTTTGGAGTTGGCTAATACTGATTTTTCTAAGGCACTCGACACTTTTGAAATTATTTTAAACAAAACGTTTGACTATCGAGGCTCTTTGACTTATATTAGTAATGCATTAGAAAAAATCTCTGAGTGAGGAAATGTGTATTTTCAGTCGATAGACGATAAGAAACAATGTGTAGGGATATATATGGATGGCGAATTGATCTTCGATCCGGAGCGTATTCCGAGCACTCTTGATAATCTGCGCACGTGGAAGTGTTCGGGAACCACTGCAGATCACGATGTCAGCTACGGGTGGTTATTTTGTGGGGGCGAGTCACTTGGAGATGTGTGTCCTCCAGAGATTATTCCCGAGTTTGTTGCAGCGGCTTCTAAAATGAGGGCATATCGGAAATCTTTTCAGATAGCTAAAATTAATTTCAATGAACACTGCTTCTTTGATCTGGTACCCCACGATTTTCTTGTTAGGTTCCTCGATCTAAAGAATAGAATAACGCGCCATGTATTTGAAAGCTACCCAAAGCCAAAAAATTATGATCATTTGCGAGATGCCCATAAACTTTTGCACAAAATAAACTATCAACCGCTAGAGATAAACACAGAAGACTGTAGAAGTTTATTTTTTAAATCTGTTCATCGAAATCTTGCAAACAAGATAATTAAAGGTCCCCGCACCATCAATTATAATCTATTTGGAACAGTGACCGGCCGCCTATCTACCTATTCCGACTCATTCCCTATTTTAACAATGCATAAGGAATTGAGGGCTCTCCTTAAGCCTAAAAATGATCTATTTCTTTCTTTAGATTACAATGGGGCAGAGCTAAGAACTGCTCTGGCTCTGTCGGGAGAGCGACAGCCCGAATACGACATTCACGAATGGAACATGGAAAACATCTTTAATCCCGGCGAAGTAAGTGACCGATCAACCGCCAAGACCCTGTTCTTTAGTTGGTTGTACAACCCAGAATCAACAATTATCAAGAACGATATCTACAAAAGAGAAGACATTATAAAAGAGCATTATGATGGAGAACACATCACGACGCCCTTTGGGAGAAAGATAAAGGTTGACAAAAGGAGAGCCTTCAACTATATTATTCAGAGTACCACCGCAGATTTGGTAATAGATCGCGCGATTAAGATGGACGCGTATCTTGAGGATTATGAATCATTTATTTCCCACATTGTTCACGATGAGATTGTTGTGGATTTAGCAGCCAATGAGAGACATATTACAACAGAGCTAAAAGAAATGTTTTCGGACAGCAAACTCGGAAAATTCATTGTGAATGTTAACGCGGGTAAAGATTATTATAATTTGGAGAAATTAAACTTATGATATCGATCGTGGGCATCGGCAATGCAGCCTCATCAATTGCCGAAAAATTTAAAGAACAAAAAAACTATAGTGTATACCTTCTCAATAGCGGCATAAAAAGAAATAGTAAATATAACCACAAGCTCCAATCTTTTGAAAACCCGGAACACTACGAAGAGAACATTCCAGACTTGAGCAAGTTCTTCAAGGATCTCGATGATGTGGTTCAAGTCTTTATCGTGGGATCTTCCTACAGTTCTAACTATGCGCTGGGAGTCTTAGAGCAAATTAAGGACAAGAAGATCCAGGTTTTCTATGTAAAGCCTGATGTCGAGCTATTGACAGGCACACCAAGACTCATCGAAAACGTAGTATTTGGTGTATTACAGGAGTATGCTCGTTCTGGGTTGCTCCACAGTATAACGTTTATTTCAAATCTAGAAATGGAAAACATGCTAAACTCGATTTCCATTAAAAATTATTATGACTCCCTAAATCAAACTATATATTCAACAGTTCATTATCTAAATTTTTTCACCTACACTGAGCCCGAAATCGGTCAGTTAGTAAAGCCTCTGGATATAAACAGGATCCGCGCCGTCGGCGCCCTCAACATGGAAGATTTAGAAGAAAAGTGGCTGTTTAGGCTTGACAACCCACGCGATATGTGTTATTATTTATGTATAAACGAAGAAAGATTAGAAAAAGAAACAGGGCTTCATAAGAAAATAGTAAATATGCTAAAAACGAAGCCACATAATACATTCCGTAGAATTTCCTATGGAATTTATGAGACACACTTACAAGACTTTGGGTTCTGCGTTGCCCACACTAACGCAATACAACAACAAAAAACTCTTGACAAGCTAGATTAAGAGTATTACATTAGATATCGAGGAAAGCTCGATATACTTTACAACAACAACAAGGAGAAAAAACTAATGTCAATTAACATGGAACTAATGAGGAAGAAGCTCGCCCAACTACGGGGGGAACAAACAGGAGATGGAAACTCTCCCTGGTTCAAGCCCGACGAAGGTGAGCAGACAATCCGCATCATCCCAACCCCCGATGGAGATCCTCTCAAAGAGATGTATTTCCACTATAATGTCGGGGAACACCGCGGCGGCATCGTCTGCCCGAAGAGAAACTACGGAGATAGGTGTCCAATTTGCGACTTTGCCTCCTCTCTGTGGAAAGAGGGAGTCAGCAGTAACGACGAGGAGAGCAAGAAGCTTGCTAAATCCTTGTTTGTGCGAGCGCGCTTTTTCTCGCCCGTTATCCTACGTGGACACGAGGACCAAGGTATTAAGGTCTACGGTTATGGAAAGCGAGCATATGAACTTTTACTGGGCTATATCCTAGACCCAGATTACGGAGATATCACCGATATCATGGAAGGCACTGATATCTCTCTCACGTATACGAAGCCCACCACCCCGGGCGCCTACCCCCAAACAAGCCTAAAGATGCGTAGAAATACTTCCACGTTGCTTGAAGATAAAGATGCTATCTCCGCCCTCCTTGATAGTATGCCTGATATTGAAGGACTCTTTGAGCGTAAGACACCGGAAGAAATTGATGCGATTCTTGATGAACAGCTTTCTGGCGATCTGAGCGCCGAATCCCGCTCGTCTGAAACCACACACTACAATACGAAAGAAAAGAGTAGCGATGTGGACCGAGCCTTCGATGAATTGATGGCCACCAAGTAGTCGGTTTGTATGCTGCCGCTGGCACCCCGGCATAAGCAATAGGGTGCCGCAATTTTCTATACAAAGGAGAAATGTTATGGAATGGTTAAAGTCACAATTGGCTAATTGGAAAGTGAGAGTTGCACTAGTGGGAGGCGCAATCGTGATTGCTACCTCTTACGGCACGTGTACTTTGGATCCTGAAGCAGTATCAACAAACGATACGCCATCGGAAACAACCACGTCAGAGCCCGTAGAGGTGTCGGCTACCACCACTGGTACCACCGATGAAGATGGAGTTGACGATAACACTACCGGTGCTATGCCACCAAGCGAATAACCGCAGCCGCTGGCAGACCGGACAAAGTCTGCCGCTTTTAAATCACAGTTTTAGGTTGTTATCACCTACCATAAGGTCGCAAATTTTATAAGTCGGCTGGAAAAGATAGCACCGGTCATTGACCATTACCATTATAAAGGAGAAAAAATGAGTAAAAAAATAATTGGACCCCAGGTCCGCATAAACCGCCTGATCAAGAGAGGGCTAGCCAAGCAGATTAAGACCCTTGGCAAGAAGGGGGTACTATCAGATGTACCCACCACAATTGAGGCGATTGTTAATCGCCCCACAAAAGTAGCCACTCTTGAACAGTACCTTGAGAACGGCTGGGACGAAGCATTATTTAGTCCTATCCTGGTGGCGAAATTCCCTGACGGGAATTTGTACCTTCTTGACGGCGATCACCGCAAGCACATGTGGCGTATTGTCTTCGGACCAGATATGCCCATTCCCGCATACATCATTGAGGTGGGTGACGAGAGGGAATATCACCGAATCTTCGCTGAGAAGAACAAGGACAAGAGAAAGCAGTGCTCCGCAGAAGAAACCTTTCTTCACAAGTACCTTTCTGGTGATGCGGCAGCTGTGGTCACAGGGGGGCAGATGTTGTCCTGTGGTTTAGCTGTGTGTGGCTCACCTGATGATCCCGTTAGAGGATACGTTGGAAGTCTGTGTGACCCCCTTATCAGCGTTTCGGGATTCCGAAGGGCTGTCAAGCGAGAGCCACAAATCAAGGGACCAAGCGGAACCCTGATGGCACCCTCCAACCCGCCCAATGTCAAGTTGGCGGCTGACACTATTAAGTTGGCATGGTCATCTGACAAGAAGGTGCAGACGGAGCTTCTTGAAGCTTTGACAATCTTATACCTTACTTACCCGGTTCTAGGATCGAAGCGTAAGGGAAACAAGATTGCTGCTGAGTTTAGTACATGGTTCAAGGACCATCTAAGCATCAAGAAGCAACGCGAAAAGGCACGCGACTGGAAGACACGCGGTGGTAATGTACACCACTTTGCGTCGGAATCCACCGCCAAGGGACTCTTAGCTGAGTTCTTGTCAGTCTCTATTCCCGGAGGGGCATCCTCTAAGGGTAAGACGCTGACTCAGAACAAGCTAGATCCATTGTTCACAAAATGAAGACGCCATTGCGATATCCCGGCGGTAAAACCCGTGCGGTTAAGCATATCCTGCCTCACATCCCCGAAGATGTCGAACGATTGTGTTCGCCATTCTTCGGGGGTGGTTCTCTTGAGTTGGCCATAGCCGACCGAGGAACTGAAGTGCGAGGATATGACAAAATGAAGCAGCTGGTTTGGTTCTGGCAGGCGCTGTGTGGCGATAATAGCCGGCTAGCCAACGAGGTTCAAAGCCTCCAAGAAGAGTATGAGACTAGAAGCGGCGAAACAGTAAGGGGCTGTTCAAAAGATTCCTTTCACCAGTACCGAGAGGATCTTAAAACAGATTCATTCATGTTTTCATATGAGCGCGCCGCAAAATACTATGCCATTAATAGAGCCAGCTTTTCTGGTGCTACGTTCAGTGGGGGATGGTCAGAGCTAGCATCCTACGCTAGATTTACCGACTCGGCGGTCCAAAGGCTGCGAGACTTCGAAGCCAAAAACTTTAGAGTAGATTATGCAGACTTTGAAGACGCGATGAACTATCATCCACGAGCTTTCCTGTATCTCGACCCGCCTTATATGCTAAAAGGTTCTCAGAACTCCCTCTATGGAGTTAAAGGAGATCTACACGACTCCTTTGATCATGAAAGATTACATTCTCTATTGACAAAACGAACAGGGTGGGTTATGTCTTATAATAATTGTCCGAAGATACGAGATATGTATTGCGAACAGAAGATCATCGAAGCGGAATGGGTTTACGGAATGAACAAAAGCAAAGAATCATCAGAAATCATCATCATAGGAAAATAAACCATGAACAACGGCGTAAAATTCGAACATCAAATTGTGGAATGCTATCGCAAGCGCAACTTTGAAAAACACACCCCGGAAGTAAACACTGCAGCGAGTATGCTCATAGAGAAATTCCCCGCCGCAAAAATTGTTCACCGGGATGAGATCAAACTTAAAGGTCTCGGCCGAGAGGTAAAAGCTGATTTTTGGATTGTCCTCAACAACGAGCAGTGGATCGGGATTTCCGTCAAGATGGATGGACAAGTACAGCTTTCTTCTGCAGAGGGGAAAAGAACCGCCAAGATTTTTGATCAGGTTGCGGAGTCTTTAGAGCCGCCACAGCGCGCACGACTGCAACAGATCATTGAGACCGTCCGAGAGTTGCCCCGAAATATGATAGCAGCCAAGAATCGTCTAAAGGCAATGAGTCGCAAGCCCCACTTGGTACCAGAAGCTTTGGATTATGATGTGTGGAGGGACCAGTCGCGACCAAAAATCAACACCCAGATGAGGGAGGTGTTTGAGGATCGACATGTCCGCGAGGCTGTTGTTGAAGAGATGTTAACCGGCAGGAAACAATTTGCCGGCACTGTGGGCGTAGCAGAATACATTTTAACTCCAAAATATTTTAAGTATATCGACAAAAAGTACGTGCAAAGTATAGCGGAATGTGTTAAAATAGATGTACGAGGCAAAAGCAGAGCGGGCATCTCATCTGGTGTTGTTCGCTTTGATAGCAAAATTTAAAAGGAGAGCAAATGGCTCGCAAAAGTAAAGAACCAAAAGCCGGCAGGGTATCCATGCAGGATCTGATGTCGCTTGTAAACAAGAAAGCCGGCAGAAATGTCGCACACGACTTGACGGGTGAGAACCCCACGGAAGTAAAAGAATGGATCTCCACGGGATCCCGATGGCTCGACTCCATCGTATGCAAAGGTCGTGTTGCCGGCATTCCGGTGGGGAAGGTAAGCGAGTTAGCAGGATTAGAATCAACAGGCAAATCTTACATGGCAGCACAAGTAGCCGCAAACGCCCAGAAAACGGGCAAGATGGTCGTCTACTTCGATTCCGAGTCAGCTATCGACCCAGACTTCTTGGAGCGAGCAGGATGCGACCTGGAGCGCTTAATGTACGTTCAGGCATCATCTGTAGAGTTTGTGTTAGAAACCGTGGAAGAACTGCTGGGAGCAACCGATGAACAGTTATTATTTATATGGGACTCGCTGGCGCTGACGCCCTCGGTGTCGGACGTCGAGGGAGACTTTAACCCCCAATCCTCGATGGCGGTGAAGGCTCGTATCTTAGCCAAGGGAATGTCGAAGCTGATTATTCCCATTGCTGACAAGCAAGCCACATTCTTGGTGTTGAATCAGCTTAAGACGAACATTCCCAGCGGACCCAATGCTCGCATTATTGCCATGACCACACCATACATGACACCCGGCGGCAAAGCGATGCACTATTCGTACTCGCTGCGCATCTGGCTTACAGGGCGTAAAGCCAAGTCTGCATTCATCGAAGACGAAAAGGGCTTCCGAATCGGATCCGAAGTTAAAGTTAAACTAGAGAAGTCTCGCTTTGGGACGCAAGGCAGAAACTGCGCATTCCGGATTCTTTGGGGTACCGAAGATATTGGTATTCGCGATGAGGAAAGCTGGTTTGACGCTGTAAAGAGTTCAGACTGCCTAACTTCCGCAGGTGCATGGTACACACTTAAAATGCCTGATGGATACGAGAAGAAATTCCAACCTTCCAAGTGGGCGGAGATCCTTAAAACAGATGAAGAGTTTAAGGGCAACATCATTAAACTGATGGACGAAGAGGTTGTCCAGAAGTTTGATCGCCGAGAAGGATCGGCAGATCAGTTTTACTCTGATCCGGAATAGCACCTTGACAGGTGCCCCCGAATGGGGTATATTAATATATAAACTTGTAGGAGGGTTTTGTTATGAAACGCGTATTAATTATTGATGCTCTCAATATGTTTTTGAGGGCTTATATCGTGGACCCAAGCTTGTCCACGAATGGAGAGCCGATCGGTGGCTTCAAGGGATCCCTGAAGATCGTTCAGAAGTTGGTCCGAATGACAAAGCCCAACGAGATTGTTATTGTGTGGGATGGACCCAACGGATCCCAAAAGCGCCGGAGCATAGATAAAAACTATAAGGCCGGACGCAAGCCAATTCGCCTAAACCGGAACGTTAAAGCGCTCACAGAAAACGAAGAAATGCGGAACAGGGTGTGGCAACAAACTAGAGCTATTGAATATTTCAACGAGATGCCCATTATCCAAGTGATGCTGCCCGAAGTAGAGGCGGATGACGTTATTTCTTATCTTACTCGCATGCCAACATATGATGGCTGGCAGAAGGTGATCGTTTCTAATGATAAAGACTTTTATCAACTTTGCGATGAAGAGACGGTGGTATATCGCCCCACGACTGATGTGATCTATAATAAGAAAAGGATTGTAGAAGAACTTGGGGTTCACCCCCGCAATATGGCGCTAGCTCGCGCACTTGTCGGCGACGCGTCTGACAATCTACCCGGCATTAAATCCGTAGGATTCAAAACGATCCAGCGACGCCTAGGCTTTTTAGGCTCAGATAAAGATTATACTATTGATGACATCGTATCTTTTTGCGAGAAGGTGGACAAAAAGTTAAAATTCCATGACAATATTATAGATGGATCCGAAACGATCGCACATAATTATAAGATGATGCAACTTTATTCTCCGATGCTTTCTCCGCAGTCAAAAGACTTCGTCAGGAACGCAGTTGAAAACTTTGAGTGCAATTTCAACAAGATAGAGATCATAAAGAAAATGCGTGATGATGGGTTCGGAGAATTGAACTGGAAGGATCTTGAATTACACCTGAACAAAATTAGAAGTGAACAGTAAATTGCTTGACTTTACGCAGTATTTTGTTATAATTAGTAATAGCACTTTGGGGGTGTAATTTGGCCACAAAAGACACCTTTAGCCGTTATGGAAAATCATTTCAAGAGGGCTTAGTTCAGATCATATATGAAGATAGACCCTTCGCCGATCAGATCACGGAAGTTTTAGACGTGAACTTTTTAGAACTGGAATATCTTCGCATATTTACTAGAAGAATAGTTGGCTATCGCGAGCGATATGGTACACACCCTTCTGCCGAAGCTATGATTACTATTTTGCGCACGGATTTAGATTCTGAAGACGATGTAGTAAAGCAGCAGGTCCGCGAATACTTTACCAAAATCACGTCAAGAGAGTTGATGGATGTTAATTATATAAAAGAGCAGTCGCTAGACTTTTGCAGAAAGCAGAACCTGAAAGAAGCGATGATGAAATCTGTAAACTTGCTTCAATCCTGTTCTTTTGACGAAATCTCAAAAACTATTAACGACTCGCTTAAACTGGGATCTGACAATAATTTTGGATACGACTATCTTGCAGATTTTGAAGAAAGGTTTGTCCCCAAACACCGTCTCCCGGTCACCACCGGCTGGAAGGAAATTGACGCGATTTGTGGTGGCGGCTTAGGTAAGAGTGAGCTTGGAGTGGTGATAGCTCCAACCGGCGCCGGCAAATCCTTTTGCTTGGTGCACCTAGGCGCCCAAGGATTAAAAGAGGGCAAGGTGGTTGTGCACTATACTCTAGAGCTTGGGGACACAATTATTGCCACAAGATACGATAGCTGCTTAACAGGATACCCCCTTTCTGATATTATAAATTTCAAGGAAGAGGTCTACGAAGAGATTAAAGACATTGATGGAAAACTCATTGTTAAAGAATATCCTACCAAATCTGCATCAACCAATACTATCAAATCCCACCTTACAAAGTTGATCAAGAGAGGCATCAAGCCAGGACTTATCATAGTAGACTATGCCGACCTTTTAAGACCCGTTGTGGTACGCAAGGAAAAGAGAAACGAATTGGAATCCATATATGAAGAACTCCGCGGGATTTCAACCGAGTTCTCTTGTCCCATTTGGACCGCCTCGCAGACGAACCGCTCCGGCTTGAACGCAGAGGTGATTACGATGGAACAAATTTCAGAAGCATTTAATAAATGTTTTGTTGCTGATTTTATATTTTCGGTGTCGCGCACCATTGAAGATAAGCAAAACAATCAAGGCAAAATGTTTATTGCAAAAAACAGAAATGGTCCGGATGGGATGATCTATGATCTATTTATGGACCCCGGTACCGCTAAAATAAGAATAATGCCGCCAACTAGTGCTGTGTCGGGCGTCACTCCATTAAACCCGGTAGCGCTAACTGCTCCAATGCAGCGGAATCTTCTACAGAACAAGTATGATAAATTTAGAAAAAGGAAATAAAACATCATGAGAACAATTGAGAACATTCGCAGATTCAGATTATCCGATACATTTATTGAGAAGTATCGCGACGCCGAAGTCCCATGGGGACCGCTTGGTTATATAACATTCAAACGCACATATTCCCGTCGCCTCAGCGAATTCGATCCAGAAGCTTCAGGATCAGAGGAATGGTGGCATACGTGCCGCCGAGTTGTGGAAGGAATGTTTAATATGCAGAAGCAGCACGTTTTCCAGCTTGGGCTAGAGTGGAACGACAGCAAAGCACAAAAAACTGCCAAGGAAGCATACGATAGACTGTTTAATCTGAAATGGACACCGCCCGGTCGAGGATTGTGGATGATGGGCACCAAATTCGTAGAAGAGAGAACTGCAGCAGGTTTGTTTAACTGTGCCTTCCGGTCTACACGCGACCTAGGTACAAAGGGCGGCTACCTCTTTGCGTGGATGATGGATGCGCTCATGGTAGGCGTTGGTGTCGGTTTTGACACCGAGGGCGCCGGCACGATCAACATCCAAGAGCCGCAATATACTAACGACACTTTAGTTATTGATGACTCTCGAGAAGGCTGGGTAGATTCGGTTCACCTCCTCTTGGATGGATTCTTTTTTGGCGGAAGGGTACCTAAGTTTGACTACTCAGACATCCGCGCACTCGGAGCAGAAATCAAAGGCTTCGGCGGGACATCTTCCGGACCCGCACCACTGCTTGAGCTTCATGAGAATTTAAAGGAACTATTTTCATCCAAGATAGGAGAACCTATTACGTCAGTCGATATTGTCGATACCGAGAATTTAATTGGCAGGTGTGTTGTATCGGGGAATGTTCGTCGTTCTGCCGCCTTAGCTATGGGATCCCACCACGATCGTCGCTATCTAGAGATGAAAAATGATCAAGAAAAACTTTATCATCATCGATGGGGATCTAATAATTCCTTTAACGCACAAGTTGGGATGGATTATACTTGGCATGCTGCACAGTCTCAAAAGAACGGAGAGCCGGGCTACATCTGGCTAGACAATGCGCGCACTCGAGGAAGATTTAAAGATGGACCGCGATACGATGATATTAATGTAGCCGGATTTAATCCATGCGTGGAACAACAACTTGAAGACGCCGAGCTATGCTGTTTGGTAGAGACTTACCCGGCAAAGCACGACGACTTGGAAGATTATTTGCGTACGTTAAAGATCGCATATCTCTACGGGAAAACAATTACGCTTTCCAACACACACTGGCCAGAAACTAACGCAAAGATGCTTAAGAACCGTCGCATCGGATTGTCTCAATCGGGGGTTATCCAGGCATTCAACAAGTTTGGTCGCCGAGAAGTATATGAAATGTGCGATAAGGCTTACGAGCACGTTAAACAACTTGACGAAGAATATTCAAACTGGCTCTGTATACCGAAGTCTGTAAGAATGACGTCAATCAAGCCATCTGGTACGGTGTCACTTCTCAATGGATCAACCCCGGGAATTCATTATCCCGAGGATGAATATTATATTAGGCGCATTAGATTCTCTAAAACTTCAAATTTACTTGACAAATTAGGCGCCGCAGGGTATCATATAGAAGATGATGAATACTCTCCGAACACTTCTGTTGTGGAGTTTCCTGTCCACGAGCCATATTTCTCCAAGGGAAAGAAGGAGGTGTCGATGTGGGAACAACTTGAAACCGCAGCCCAATATCAATATTATTGGGCCGATAACTCAGTGTCTATTACAGTCACTTTTACGCCAGCGGAAGCGTCTCAAATTAAAACTGCACTTGAACTCTATGAGACGCGCCTTAAGGCGGTCTCGTTTTTGAGATACGAGGAAACAGGATACAAACAAGCTCCCTATGAGCCTATTAGTAAGAAAGAATATGAGGAAAGAATCTTGAACATTGAACCAATCACACGCATCATTGATGATACCGGTGGCGCGGGAACAAAGTTCTGTACCAACGACACGTGCACAATATAGGAGGAAGAGTGAATTTTAATCACCTAATGGAAGCCCGATTTATAAAGAGAAAATGTAAAGCCACGAAAAATACATGCTACTACACCCCAGCAGGAAACGTTAGAAGCACCCACGGAGATAATGTTCATATGACCATGGTATGTAAAAATTGTGGTATCCGGGAAGATGTTTTCTTAAGCAGAGAAGAATATTTTACTCACCAAAAAGTTATACAAAAGGAGATAGGACATGCTTAACCCTGTAAATCGGTATATATCTATAAACCTACAGCCGGCAAACAGTTCACCAGAATCGCTAATTGTCTTACCTGACGATTATCAGCCCGACCCGGAAAGCTATGTGGAGGTCGAGGCGATAAAGGCTGCAGAAGACGTGAGATTTGAGGTATCCGGCGGTACAAAATTGATCGTTGATCGTTCGATGATCGAAGAAATAAGCATTGGCGGAACTATTTATAACGTTATTTTAGACAATTACGTCGTAGGAATAGTAGAATAAGATGGGGACATCGCAAAATGGACAAACACTTTTACAACGAGGCATCCGCCAAAAAGCTTGGATGGGCGCCAAGCTGGTTCGGCGAAAAATACTTTGACGACAAGCTCGTAAGAGCGATAAAGAAGTGGCAGAAGGCGCGCACCATCACTTCCGACGGACTATGTGGTCCCATGACGTTCCGCCGGCTTTGGACCGAGAGACAGGCAGCGATAGATGATCATAAGCCGGCAGACTGTCACTATTCTAATTACATTGTTTACAATGGGGAATTCCACCCGATAGAGTGGGACAAGTTTGTTCTTTGGTCAGAGAAGGGCGGCTTAGAATCTAAACCTGGGCACTATTATGACTATTCGGGTCGACCCAAGCGAAAGATTCGCTACTTTGTAAATCACTGGGATGTTTGTTTAAGTTCTACGTCCTGTCAAAACGTGCTAGATAAAAGAGGGATATCGGTTCACTTCCTCATCGATAACGATGGGACGATCTATCAGACGCTAGATATGCAACATGCTGCATGGCATGCCGGCTCGTCTAGAACTAATAGACCATCTGTCGGTGTTGAAATATCAAATGCATACTATACGAAGTATCAAGACAGGTACGTTAAAAGTGGCTTTGACCTGCGGCCAATAATAGACGACGCGTGGGTGCACGGCTCGAAGCTAGATCCATTTATGGGATTTTACCCCGCCCAAATTGAGGCAGCAAAAGCACTATGGAAGGCGATCAACGGCGCCACTGGAATACCCTACGAGACTCCAGTTAATCAATTTGGTAAAACATCCACCAAGTATGAGCAAGATGTAGCCTATGGAAATTTCACAGGATTTGTTAGTCACTATCACATAAGTAAAGCAAAAATAGATTGTGCCGGCTTGGATCTAAAAGTACTTTTGGATGAAGTTAAATACAATATTGATATACTGGATAAGATAAAGAATAGCTAATTGCTCTGCACCTCTATTTAGTGCATGGGGCTGGCGTTTTTAATTTCAATGTTGAGCTGTTTCTACGCTTCCGATGAGGAGCCAATGCTAGACATTCCCCCTCCATGGATCCGCGTCGCCTTCCCGTATGTTGAAAAAGTAGCAGCACTAGGTAAGCCATCCCAGCCACACACCTGGGATAAGATACCCTCTGTGCGTGTCTGTACTGATTCGGGAGTATCTGTCAATAGAGCTACCCGGGCAATGAAATATTGGGAACTGCATGGATATGCTTTTGCTGGAGTGGTTGGAGATCCTTTTTCGATGTGTATGACGCCGAAGCATGGAGAGATTATCATAACGCTCCCCGAGGTTGGTTTTGCTGGTAATCACTTAGCGTCGACGAAACTATATACGGACAACAAGACGGGGTATATCGTCAAGGCTAAGATTCACATCCTTCCCAAATACGCCAGAAAAGAACGAGTGCTAGAGCATGAGATAGGTCATGCCTTGGGGTGGGAACACTACCGACAAAGATACCACATTATGTATCCCACGTGGTCCGGCGGCGGATATGATTCTTACGGCATCCGCAAAAGATAGTTGACACCTCGCGTTCACTGGGCTATAATACTTTAAATACAAGCCATGAGAAGAAAAGATTGATTCATGAATATGAAAATGTGGTAGTAGGAAGTTGTTTGAATGCGATGCTCTTCGCCTTTAACAACCGCTACCCCATTTTTTTTACGCAGCCGCAGCGACCGTTCAGGTTTGATCATTTCGAACCAGAAACAGATTTGGCCTTTCTTAAAGTCTTTTCTGGGCCCGCGAAAAGTTTAACTACATTTGATGGTGTTAAACTAATAGGGCAGCCGAAGGAGATTCTGTGGGAGAGACTACTTTTTTTACTTTCTTTAGATGGGAAAGTTCCTCTATCAAATTTATGCGGTCACCTACGATATGATGACAATAAGGTCGTCTGCTCAAATGAGTATTCTAAGATTTTTGAGTTCGAATTTGAGACGTGCTTCTATTTTGGAGACCCTCGCACCACAGGCTTCACTAGCCAAAAAGTACTTGACGAAGACATATACATGTGTTATGATTATATAGCATTCAATAAAGGTGGGAAGCATGAAATCGACCATATTCGCACAGGCGATGATTTTGTTAGCGAGATATGGTTTTATCCTTCCGACCGTATTGATGGAAATACTCCTGTTAGAGATGCTTGTGCGGTATCAACATTAACAGGTGAACAATTATTAAACTTTGACTACTCCGAAACAATGGCACGATTTAAAGTGGTGCATGAAATGGAGCAGCGAGGAATGAGAGGACAATTTGCAGGTGGATACACAACAGCCGGAAACCCAAAACATTACAAATTTAGAACAACTAGCATACGACGCGAAACGCGCAGCAACACGAGTAAACCCTCGACACCGAGCGAGAGTATTAAAATTGCGGCGCCTGACGAGCAGGGTTTGCTGGAGACTTTACCGTCAGCTAGCTTGGCCTACCATAGATTTTTAAAACACCCATGAGTCGAATTCACCTAGCCGGCATTATTCCTGTCGCCAATATAAAGTCGGATTTTAACTTGATGACCCCGGAAGTGCTGCTTCCAATAAGCGCCGGCTTTACGGCGATTCAAAAATCAGTTTTTGAATGTGCCATGGCAGGCTGTAACACTATTTGGATTGTAGCTAACGACGATTTGGCGCCTCTAATTAGAAAGATAGTTGGTGAATGGACATACGATCCGGTTTATTATTCAAAAATGGTCGGCTTTAGTTCGGAACAACGCAAAGAAGTGCCTATTTATTATGTACCGGTTCACCCAAAAGACCGCGATCGTCGCGATTCCTATGGTTGGTCAGTATTATATGGAGCATATTCTGCTTGGAAAGTAGCATACAAAATATCACAATGGGTAACGCCCGATAAGTACTATGTATCCTTCCCCTTGGCAGTCTATGACATATACGGTATCCGTGATTATAGGAAACTAATTAATCATAAGGAAGACAACTTTTTTTTAAGCTATGATGACGAGACTGTCAAAAACAACAAACCACTAGCATTCACATTCACAGGAGAAGATTTTAAGAAATGCCGACGACACATAAACAAAATAACAACAAGGGAATATTTACCCCCTTTACCAGACCAGCAATACCCCACCAAGAAACGACCCCTATCCGAGAGGTGGAGCGCACGCCAATTCGAGTTCCAACAGATATTCGAGAAAGTGAACGAGTCGACCGCGCACATACATCCTATTGACTGGTACTATGACATCTCCACGTGGGCTGGATACTCTGATTTTCATGCGTCAGATTTTTCTATAGAAACTCCCCCTGAGCACTTGACAAAGCCTCGCAAACACGTTAAAATACCATATGATTCGGAGGGATAAGTGAATCGTATAAATTCAAAAATTAAGTTCGTTGGACTCCACGCACACTCGGTTGCGGGTTCCATCTTTGATGCCATCGGGTATCCACAAGCACACATGGACTTCGCGTATGAAAACGGTGGAGACGCTTTGGCGCTCACCGATCACGGAAACATGAATGGCTTAGCCTATCAGGTGCTTCATGCTAAAAAGATGAAAGAGCAAGGAAAGGAGTTCAAGCCTATCTTTGGCTGCGAAGCATACTTCACTCCATCCATTGCTGAGTGGCATGACGCATACAATCAAGCCATGGAAGATAAGAAGAAGGCTCGCTCAATCAAGAAGGATGAGCAGTCAGGCGCGACCGTCGAGGATGAGGGCGATAGCAAGAAGATTCAAGGGATCCTCAAGCGCCGGCGCCACCTTGTTTTACTAGCTCAAAACCAGACAGGACTAAACAACTTGTTCAAGCTTGTCTCAGAATCTTACAAGGCTGAAAACTTCTATCGGTATCCACGGATTGACTACGCGCTCCTGAAGAAGTACAATGAAGGTATCATAGCCTCCTCAGCATGCTTAGGCGGTGTTTACGCTGGCAACTACTGGGAGCACCGGGAGGAAGGCGATGAAGCCGTCCTAGAGGCAATGAGGGAGTCTACGCGGCAAATGGTTGATATCTTTGGAGATCGCTGGTATGCCGAGATTCAATGGAATAATATTAAAGAGCAGCACGAACTGAATCAATACGTCATTCAGGTTGCCAAAGAGTTTGGCGTTGGACTGGTGACGACAGCCGACAGCCATTACCCCAACCCTGACGCTTGGAAGGACAGAGAGCTTTACAAGCGTCTTGGTTGGCTTGGCAAGGGGCGCCCGTCTTGGGCAGAGGAAGAGTCACAACTCCCCGCAGGCGTTGAAGAAATTGGTTACGAGTTGTATCCAAAGAACGGCGATCAAATGTGGGAGAGCTATAAGCAATACTCCGACGAACAGGGTTTTGAATACGACGATGACTTGGTCATGCAGAGTATTGAAGAGACACACCGGATTGCGTTCGATCGCATCGAATCGTTCTTGCCAGACAACACCGTGCGCTTGCCAGAGTTTGTGGTGCCGGCAGGCTTCACGGCGACACAAGCGCTTGTTAATTTTGCATTAGAAGGCTTGAAGGGTCGCGGCTTCCACAAGAATAAAGAATACACCGATCGTCTACGTCGAGAACTAGAAGTGATTGATGAACGCGGCTTCTCGAAATACTTCCTAACGATGAAGTCGATCGTCGACGTCGCGACAGATATGATGCTAGCGGGACCCGGCCGCGGCTCTGCTGCTGGTTCCCTAGTTGCGTACGCATTGGGAATCACGCAAGTCGATCCAATTAGGCATGGACTTCTGTTCTCTCGCTTCTTGCGCTCAGACGCGACGGATTATCCGGATATTGATTATGATGTGTCAGATAGTATGGCACTCAAGGAGAAGCTGGTTGACATGTGGGGCGCCGACTGCGTTGCTCCGATTTCCAACTGGAACACGCTGCAGCTCAAAAGTTTAATTAAGGACATCTCCAAACTTTATAACATCCCCTTCACAGAGGTCAACACAGTAACCTCTATCATGATGAGAGAAGCTCTACCAGAAGCCAAGAAGAAGCATGGCATTAAGTCTGGCATCTATGCTCCCACATGGGAGGAGGTCATGGAGTTCTCGCCGTCGCTTCGTAAGTATCTGGCGATGCATCCTGCAGTCAAGACACATGTGGAAGGCTTGGTTGGACAGGTTCGCTCTTGCTCCCGCCATGCCGGCGGTGTTGTTATTGCAGAGGATCTTGATAAGAATATGCCTTTGATTAACTCGGGCGGTGTGCGACAAGCACCATGGGCAGAGGGACAGAACGTCCGACACCTTGAACCAATGGGATTCATTAAGTTCGATTTGCTTGGCTTGTCCACGCTCAAGATGATGGAGGGGTGCATCGAGCACATCCTTCGACGCCACTACAACTTTGAGAATCCAACGTTTGCGGATGTGTTAAACTATTACAACGAACACTTGCACCCAGACGTGATCGACATGGATAACCAAGAGGTGTATGAAAACATTTTCCACGCAGGTAAGTGGGCTGGAGTCTTTCAATTCACAGAGTCAGGCGCTCAGAAGTTTTGTGTCCGCGCAAAGCCCAGAAACATTATTGATGTGTCGGCTATTACTTCCATCTATCGCCCCGGTCCGCTAGCAGCGAACGTCCACGATGAGTATGTGGAAGCCAAAGAGAGTCCCCACTATATCAAGTACTTGAATGATGACGCTCACGATATCACACAAGAGACATTTGGTTTCTTGATCTTCCAAGAGCAGATTGCTTTGCTGGCTCACAAGCTTGGCGGTCTGACGCTCGATGAAGGTAACATGCTCCGCAAGGTGCTGACCAAGAAGGGAACAGGCAAGGGCTCCGTGAAGGGTAGACTACACGATAAGTTTATCAAAGGCTGCGCAGCAAACAAGATCTCACGAGACGAGGCACAATCCCTCTGGGACAAGTTTGAATTCTTCTCTGGCTATGGTTTTAATAAGTCACATGCAGTGTCCTACAGCATCATTTCATTCCAATGTGCATGGCTGTGGAACTATTACCCTGCAGAGTGGATGGCAGCGTTCTTGGACAAGGAGCCTGAGAGTCGCAAGGAGAAAGCGATCAATATTGCCAAGCAGTACGGCTTTGATATAGAACCACTTGATGTCAACAAGTCTGGCACCGTGTGGGAGATTAGCGAAGATGGGAAGACGCTTATCCAGCCGCTCACATCCATCAAGGGTTTGGGGATGGCTGCTATCGAGCAGGTGTTAAACAATCGGCCGTTCATGAACGCAGAAGATTTGCTATTTCGCGAAGGCGTTTCATACAGCAAGCTAAACAAGAAAGCGCTGGATGCCTTATGCCGCGGAGGAGCTTTAGATAATATTGTCGATGATAGGTTCACAGGGCGCAAACACTTCTGGTCTACATGCGTTGTTGAACGCCCAAAGAGCCTTAAGAAATTTGCCGAAAACCTAGAACTCTACAACCCAGAGGGAGACTTTACGGAGGAAGAGATTATTCAATTCAAGACAGAGCTTACTGGTATCTTCCCCATGAACTTGGTCATTAGTCCCGAGACGATCCAAAAGCTTCAGGACAAATTTGTTCCACCGATTTCAGAATATGACGCGTCACTGCAACTGTGCTGGTTCATTCCCAGAAAGATCGTACCAAAAAAGACCAAGAACGGAAAGGATTATTGGATTGTTGAGGTCATTGACTCCAACAACGAACTAACTAGAATAAGGTGCTGGGGGGTGAAACCAGAGAAAGATCGCATCCACCTAAATCGCCCCTACATGGCGAACCTAAAATATGATCCCAATTGGGGATTCAGCACCTACGCTATCGGCAGAACATTTAGACAACTAGGATAAAAAACATGAATGTTATAAAGTATTTTAGCCCACTCTTAAAAGAGCCAAAGATGATAGACGATTTACCCACTATCATTAGAGTTACTAAGTTTGATGAGACCGCCGCGAAGGCGTTCTCGTCAGCAATAATGAAAGCGCAGAACACGGGTCAGCCAGTCATTCCCGTTATAATTGACAGCTATGGCGGGCAGGTCTACAGCCTTATGTCGATGATATCAGACATAAAGCATTCCAAGATTCCGGTTGCCACCATCATTCAAGGCAAAGCAATGTCTTGTGGCGCTATACTATTTAGTTTTGGCAAAGAAGGGATGAGATATATGGATCCAGACGCCACAGTCATGATTCACGATGTAAGCTCCATGGAGCATGGAAAAGTAGAAGAGATAAAAGCCTCAGCAGAAGAAACAGAACGCCTCAATCAGAAAATATATTCGATGATGGCAGAAAACTGTGGGCAACACAAGGACTATTTTTTAGACATTGTGCACGAAAAGGGCCACGCCGACTGGTTTCTTGAGGGGGATGCTTGCAAAAAACACAATCTTGCGAACCACCTTCATGTTCCAGAGTTAAAGATTCGAGCCACTATCGATTTTGAATTTAAGTAGGATGCCGAGCTACTTAAGGAGCGGGGTATGATACTGTGGCAGCATCTGACAAAATTAGGTGGAAGAGGATGGTTAACGAAATTAGGTTCCTCCATAGCGAAAAAGAACTTATCGAACAGATAAATACTGAAGCTGCCCCGGGATTTCAAGAGCATTATTTAAAAGTAGCTGCCCAGCACGGCTTAGATATCAAGGCTTTAAATAAAGAAAACGAAGAAAAAATCAAAGAGGCATATGGAGTAGAAGAGCCAAAAATTTCCTCGGGCGATTTTCCAGATATAGAGGACCCTCTCGCCGGCGCGCTAGCAGTATGCCCCCAGCCACCAGAAGAAAAGATCGAACACAGTGAGACCCAAGATGATATCGACATTCATGATTCATTCAATAAGCTGTTTCGTAGGCTAGCCATGAAGCTCCACCCAGATAAAATAACTGGTGCTGTCACCATCGAGCAGGGTATGGAGAATTTGCGCCTTTTTCAAGAAGCCAAAGAGGCACTAGATAATAGAAAATACTTTATTCTTTTGGATTTGGCTGAGCGCTTTGGTATAACTCAGTCCAGAAACTATAAACAGCAAATAAGATGGATGAAGAGAGAATCAAGCCGCATCGCCGATATTATTGCCCACCAGAAGGATACATATAATTATCTCTTTGCGCATTGCGAAACCGATGAACAAAAAGACACCATGGTCGAAAGATTTTTGTTCCAACTTTTTGGAATACACCTACAATAAACGCTTGACAAGAGAATGTTAGAGTGCTATATTATTAAAGTAAACAACAAAGGAGAGCCTAATGGCCAACACAAACGACGAGAAGAAACAATATGTTAAGGAGTATATCCGCTCTTTGGCAGCAATTGAGGGATGTATCGAGCCCTATCAAGAACAAAAGCGCGAACTGCGTTCTGAGTTCCGAGAGAACGGCTGGCTCAACACGGACGAGATCCGAGCAGCAGTAAAAGCATATCGTCTTTTCAAGCACAAAATCAACATTGACGAGGTGGTTGACAATTTCCACGCTATTTCAGGAGAAGGAGAAGAGCAATGAATAAAGCCACCCAATTAACTATGTTCTCGTCCAAGACAGGCGAGTGGTCGACACCGCAAGAATTTTTTAATAAGCTGGATTGGAGGTTTGGGCCATTCGATCTAGACCCGTGCGCATGCCCGACCAACGCTAAATGCGCAAACTTCTTTACAGAAGCAGAAGACGGATTAGCCAAAGATTGGGAGGGCTTCACAAGTTTTATTAATCCTCCGTATGGAAGAGGTATCGACAAGTGGATCCAAAAGGGATATGAAGAATCTAGAAAAGAGGAGACCAAGGTGGTGATGCTCATTCCAGCAAGAACAGATACAAAGTATTGGCACCAGTATGTTATGCATGCAGACGAGGTCTATTTCGTGAAAGGCCGACTTAAGTTTGGGGATTGTGAGAACAGCGCCCCCTTTCCATCGGCAATTATAGTTTTTGATGGAACCAACAGACAACAAATTTTTGGAACAATAAATCGATAAAAGGAGAACAATTTTATGTCTAAGCAAGATCTGGTGAGTGCGGCGATGTTGCAGCTGCGCGCCAAAATACACGAGTCATACGCCATGTTGGAGGCGGCAGTAGATGCTGCCCCCACCGAATCCAGCGCCGAGACGATTGCAACAGCGGCTGTGCGCCTAAGTCAGTGGGAGCATGCCGCAGCATCACTGCAGCGCCAAATCGAAAATCTGATACCCGCAGAAGAACCAACGACAGTAGAAGTAGAAGAGTTTGAAGATGAAGAAGCACCAGAACCACTAGTGGTAAATGAAGATAACTCGCCCACGTTCAAGCGCTCTCAAAAGTATCGGAACATCTCAACACAGGAAAGCGATGAATCGTAAGCAGCGCCGGGCAATAGAGAAGGGGTCTTCCTCCGAGGCAACCGATCGGGTAGCTGAGAAGGTTGCCCAATTTAATAAGATGCCCTCCCAGTGTAGTGCCTGTAATGCGCCTTTCGATAAGAAAGATCGGGACATGGTGAGTGATTGGAACGTTGTGGTCCGCCAAGAAGTAGTACGTCTATTTTGCCCCACGTGCATTAAGAAAACTCAGGAGGTATTGAATGAGAATAAATCGCTTATCGACGCATGCTCTTCAGAATCTGATTAACGGCAACGTAAAAGAAAATCAAACTTGTGTATTAAAGTTTTACTCTAACGGGTGTCACATGTGTCACGCCCTGAGTCCTTATTTTAAAGATATAGCCGAAAGCGCAGAGCACAAAGATCTACACTTTTTTGCGTTTAATGTCGATGACTACCCAGAAATAGAAAAGATGCTCAAATTTAAGGGGGTGCCAACTATATTTATAGTTCATACACATATAGACAACAGGCTGCCCACCATGAGAATGATGCCAGATCCCAATGAACCTAGTGAAAAAACATGGTACAAGACCCGAGAGATTAGATCATTTATAAAGAAGGAGGCACTATGAGAATGACCCTATCCTATGATGATGTGCTATTGTGTCCTCAGTATTCTGATATCAAAACAAGATCCGAGATTGATATATCCGTGAGCTTGGGAAGGGGACTGTCTTTAGCTGTACCGATCCTAGCCTCTCCAATGGACACTATTTCTGAATTTGAAATGGCAAGTTCGTTGTCGTCAGTCGGAGGAGCCGCAGTAATTCATCGGTACAACACGATTGCACACCAAGCACAATTAGTGATGGCAGCAAAAGAGCTTCAGCCTGAAGGATTAACAGTGGGAGCGGCAGTCGGGATCAGCGGGGACTATTTGAATAGAGCTGCCGTACTCAATGCTCTCGCAGTCGACTTTATTTGTGTCGACGTCGCCCACGGTCATCACATCTCAATGAAAGAGGCACTAACCGCACTCAGGTCTTTGCTGGGTGATCAGATACACATAATGGCAGGAAATGTCGCGACCCTTGCGGGCGTTAACGATTTGGCTGATTGGGGAGCAGACTCCGTTAGGTGCAATATTGGAGGCGGCTCAATCTGTTCTACCCGCATACAGACCGGTCATGGTATGCCTGGCTTGCAGACAATTATAGATTGCGCGCAGACAGATCGCGATGTGAAGATCATCGCGGATGGCGGAATAAGAAATTCAGGAGACATGGTAAAGGCATTCGCTGCCGGCGCCGACGTAGTAATGTGCGGCTCTCTTTTTGCCGGCACCGCTGAAACCCCGGGCGAGATAATGGAAGATCAAGCCGGCCACCGGTGGAAAATATATAGAGGAATGGCTAGCAAGGAAGCTCAAATTGACTGGAGAGGCAAGTACTCATCATTTGAAGGGGTGTCCTCCAGGGTACCATATCGAGGTAAAATTTCTGACATTGTAGAGGATTTAAGCCGCGGCATTAAGTCAGGTTTTTCTTACTCCGGCGCCCGAAACCTCGCGGAGTTTCAAGCTAAGTCAAAATTCATAATGCAAACGCCTGCCGGACAATCCGAAAGCTCAACCCACATCATGTCGAGAGAGTGGAAATGACCGGATCATACGGAACGAACAACAAAAAGATAGTCTTTACAGATACAGATCATAGACATGCCCAGCTTCTTGTTCGCCTCAATCACGATGGACTTAAACAGTCTCAATTTTTCCGAGCTATAATAACAGGATATATAAACTCCGATCCCCGCGTCCAAGATTATATTGATGAGGTCAGCACTCATTCGCAAAAGAAAAAACAGAAATCCAAAAAACTGCGAACGAAGGGCCGTACCAACTCTGAAGATCTAGGGTTGCAAGATTCTGAAATAGATAATATTTTTGATCTAATCGAAGAGGAGTACCCCGAGCTATGAGAAGCTTCGACGGCTTGAAACCATGCAGTAGAGAGTGCATATCCAAAAAAAAGAACTGCAGTCAAAAAGAGTGCCGAATGTTTATTGACTTTGAAGAAGAATATAACTGCACCCTCATCGCTATTTATGAAAATGGTTCGATGACCTTGCGCCAGATCGGAGACAGATTAGGAATCTCTTTTGCGAGAGTAAAGCAGATTGAGACGATAGCACTTGGCAAAATGAAAGGCAACTCTTTAATTTCTTAATGAATTTGAGACTATTGTGAATTTAACTACTATTTATTGTGACGATTCCCATTTTTCAAGGAGAGAAAAACCCATGTCCCGCAAAACACTTTTAACTGAAACTCAGATTCGCCAATTTATGAAGTTGGCTAACCTATCACACGTAAGCGATAATCGCTTGGCGGAGATGGGGTATGGAAATACTGATGAAAACATGGGACTTAGCGCCCTTGCCGGTGCCCGAGATGAAGACGCAGAGCTGGAAGCCGAGCTTGGCGCCACCGAAGACGAGCTGGGTGCCGAAGACGCGCTAGCTGATGAAGAGGGCGGCGAACTCGATGATCTTGAGGGTGACTTGGGAGCCGAAGAAGGCGGCGGAGAAATGGTGTCGGTAGATGATTTCATGAGTGCGCTCGAGAGCGCCCTTGAAGACGTGATGGGCGAGCCAACCACCGTGGACATGGACGCCGGCGAGGAAGAGGTTGAGGCTGATGTAGAGCTTCCCGGCGGTGATGAATTGGAGGTTGATGCCGAAGAGGAAATCGAAGAGCCTATGATGGAAGGCGGAGATGAAGAAGGTGGCAAGAAGCCTTATACCAACGAGGAGGAGATTGTCGCTGAGGTCTCTCGTAGAGTCGCAGCACGCCTTTCAGACAAGTCTAAAAAAGATTCCATTGCCGACCAACTAGCCGAGCGAATTTTTAACCGCATTACGGCAAAGTAACTTGACAACAAATAGTTAACATATTATAATAGCCACTGAGACATAAAAATCTCATGTGGCTATTTATTTAGAGAGGTGCATTCTGCAGATACTATTATATTTTTTGATATTCATATTTGGATATATAACATGTAAGACGTTTTATTTTATGAGAAGCGCAAACCTCAGTCTGCGCACTATTAGAATTTCTCATTTAATCTATCTGTCGGCAATGATGAAGTCCATCGAAAACTTAGCAACTTCCCGCGAACTGATGTTAGAATATTTATTAAAGACTGAAAAATCTTCCAATGCTATCACATCGTTTACCATAGCTTTCGATAAGAATGTTGATCACATAAAAGAAAATTCCATAAAAGTACTCATTGGTTCCCACCCGAGATTCTTTAAAGAATATGTAGATTTCGATGACTGGGAGTCATCAATGGTATACCTCGCGAAACATCAGAAAGCAGCACTTGAGTTTTGGAGAACACAATGATAAAAAAGATAAAAGACTTGATTGAATCAGCGATAGGAGAAGAAGGAGCCCCGCCTCCCAAGAAAACAATAGTATTAGATCCGGCAGAGGCGGCAGAATTGCTCGCTGCAATGCCGTCTGAGCCGGACATGAGAATAATCGGGCTCTTCACGGAGGTTTCCGAAGAAAAGAACGCCGAATTGATTCATGCTTTGTTGTACCTTAACGAGCTTAATAAGTTGGAGGCGAAAGAATCACGAAAGCGCCCCATTGAGTTTTATGTTTCCACATATGGAGGATCAGCAGACGATATGTTTGGTATGTATGATATGATGCGCCAGATCCGAGAAGAGACTGAGATTCACACGATCGGACTCGGCAAAGTGATGTCTGCTGGGGTGCTTATTTTAGCCTCGGGAACCAAGGGCAAGCGGAAGATCGGAAAGTATTGCAGAGTAATGATTCACTCAGTCATCGCGGGCAACCATGGCAGCTTGTCCAATCTTGTAAATGAGATGGAGGCAATCCAGAGGATACAAGAAGATTATATCGAAGCTTTAGTGGCCGAGACTGATATGACGAAAAAGGATATTAAAAATATGCTAGAACGTAAAGTTAACGTCTATTTATCTGCAGAAGAAGCCGTGGAATTAGGCATAGCTGACATAATTATTTGAGGTTTTTACATGTCCGAATTGAAAAACATATTAAGAGAAGAATATATAAAGAAAGAGAATACTGTCACGCCAGATAGCCTGATGGCAATAATAGAAGAGATAATGTCCATCTCACTTAGCCCTCTTGTTGAAGAGAAAGGGTATGAAGGATTCAGCGTACATCTCTCGCTCCCCAGACTGACCCCCAATGAATCATGGGGCAAACCAGGCAGCCAATCCAGGGAGGATATAGATAGAATTTTTGCGTCTATCACGAGAAAGCCCAGCATTCAGGCTCGAATCGATCACGTCAACAGCTTTGCTGACCCTGCCCGAGCAAGAAGAAAGGGAACCGGAGATAGATTCAACACAATATTGAACATGATGATGATCTTGGAGGCACTGCAAGCCTGTCTCAACGATTATAGTGAATCATCTTCGGGGTTTGTATTTGAGGGATTCATGGCGGCGATTACTGGCGGCAAGCAGATCTCTGGTCGCGTCGGAGGCACCTTGCCAATTGAAGATTTTGTTAGCGGCGATGATGAGGCTGTCAGTCTCAAGTTATTAAGTCCCAAAACGCCCATTCACGGAAGCTTTACTAACCTTATCGATTACTTGTTTATCCGCGGAGGATCTGGAGTAGATAAGATCAAATATTTAATTGGTCGAAAAAATTCTGAGGGTGGCGGCGAGAATGTTACTCAGCTGATGCTGCTCGACTTCGTCATCAATCGTCAAAACTTTGTGAAGATTATGGAGGAGGCTGGCAATCAAGATCTTCTTGGCGATCAAGCCAAGAACATTGATGATCTTGCGCAAGTTTGGCAAGGCACCCCGGATCAAATAATCGATATGCGGGACATTCTTTTGCTGACGCCGGGTTATAACGAAACCTTGGGGATGTTTAAGAAGAATGTGGATGATGAGGGCGCCTTCAACCCTGAAGCTAGCAAGCCCAAAGATCCTGTTGTAAAGCAGAGACAGTACACGGCAGAAAAGGCAAGAGCGGATAGAATTTCAGCGCGCAAGCAAGGCTTTGCCGCCGCCGCCGCAGGCAAAGAGTCTGATTTTGAAAGCTGGCTCGCAGCACATCCCCAACTGAAAGATCCTGAACAAAAGAGAGCCCTTAACGCCGCACAGAAGACATACAACGCTGGTTATGCTGAGGCGACACCCAAGACGCCAGAAGAACCACAACAATTTTCCGAATCTTACTTTGGAGAGTTCCACGAAAGAGAGAAGCTTATGATGGAACAAGAGCGCCAACTTATGGAAGCCAAAGGCGCCACCGGAGGAAAGCAGTGGACGATCAGTGCCGCGGCAACTGAAAAGTTAGCCAACATTGCTGAAGTTGAGTATTATGGCGAGATTAATCTGTCTGATAAGAATATCAAGGAATGCGCTGACATCTATATCGAGAAGATGGGTGAAACCCTCGTGACGCTGCTGAAAACGACGGAAGAGTTCACTAAAAATATTGGCAAATACTTCAGTGCTGACCGTCGCTCCACTGCGATGAACGCAAACAAGCAAGCCCAAACGGATGGTCAAGAAGTGGTCACTTTGTTAGCGAAAGACGAGCAGAAGGCGCCAACAGACATAGACGCCGACAATTAAACAAATAACATTTGACATTTGTAAGAAAAGTGATTATAATATAAACATAACTATGAGGTATGAATGGGTCGAGAATATGACGACAACCAAACACTGCAGCAAAAGATCATAAATGGCGTAAATAAGCTAGCCGACAATGTGGCTTCCACCCTTGGTCCAAGGGGCAGAAATGTCCTCCTTCAAGAGAAAGGGGGAACCCCCTTCATTACCAAAGATGGAGTTACGGTCGCACACTTTGTTGAGCTTGACGATCCGTTCGAAAACGCTGCCGCCCAGATCATTAAACAAGCCGCAGTTGAAACCAATGCAGCTGCCGGCGATGGCACCACCACTGCAACTGTGTTAGCCCGAGCCATATTGCGTGAATCTCAAAAATATGTTGCCTCCGGAATATCCCCTATAGAATTACAGCGCGGCATTAATCTGGCATGTAAAGAGGTGTTAGCCAACCTGTCAAGCATGTCGTTGCCGGTTACGAGCATCGAAGATATTAGACACATCGCAACCATCTCAGCAAACAATGACAAGACAATTGGAAATTTAATTGCCATGGCACTCGACCGAGTGGGACAAGACGGCTCGATTACCATCGAAGAATCTCGCTCCATCGAGACTTCGGTAGACATAGAAGAAGGCTTCAAGATCAATGCCGGCTATTGCGCCGGCGCCTTCATCACTGATGAAAGAAGATCGACCATGATACACGAGGAGCCTCTGATTTTGGTTACGGACTACAAGATAGATTCTATTGATAGTATTTTACCAATCTTGGAGATGGTGGCTCGCGAGTCTAGACCACTCATCGTAATTGGCGAAGAGATAGAAGGACAGGCTCTAGCTGCACTGATCATGAATGCTATCAGAGGATCACTGAAGGTTGCAGCAATAAAGGCACCCGACTATGGCGAAAGACGAAGGAATCTCTTAGAAGATATCGCAGTTTCAGTTGGAGCCACGTTCATTTCTAGAACATCCGGCACAAAATTAAAAGAGACTCAGTTAAAAGACTTGGGTACCGCCAAGTTCATAGAGAGTAACAAGTATGCGACCACAATTGTTGGCGGCGCCGCAAACCACGACGAGGTAGAACTCCGCATCGAGTCTCTGAAGTCGGCCATCCAAGATGTTGATAATCTGGATGAGGCTGCAGAGATGCAAGATCGAATAACGAGACTGGTCTCTGGAGTAGCCGTTATTCGGGTCGGCGGTTCCACGGAAGTAGAAATGACTGAAAGAAAACATCGTATTGAAGATGCACTAGAGGCAGTAAGATCAGCTCAAGAAGAGGGCATTGTGGCCGGCGGAGGTACCTCGCTGCTCAGAGCGGCAGAGACTATTGTGATAATGTCTGAAGGATCTACGTCGGATATAGGCATCGGCGCCGTTGTGATAAAACAGGCATGCCGAGAGCCTATTCGACAGATGGCACTTAACGCGGGAGAATCTTTCGATTTGATTATTGATAAGATCCTAGACGCCGAAAAGGACGCCGGGTGGGACTTTCGAATTGGCGAGATGGTGAATTTGATCGAAAAGGGAATAGTAGACCCAGTTAAGGTCACCAAAATAGCATTACAGAACGCAGCGTCAGCAGCAGGAACTCTAATGACAACTAATTTTGGAATCATACAAACGGAGAACAAATGATACAAGAAGGAGATCTCTTACACATTCCACAAGGTGTTGAAATGTGGAATGAGTCAGGAAAAGGAATGAAAATGCAAATAACCTGCAAGCCGATTACCGGCGTTTATATGGGCGGCGGAAGGCATATTTATCATGTTTATGCCAATGGAGAATGGAGCGTCAAAAGAAAAGACGTGTACCCCCTCGGAGCGAATAATGGGGTTAGTTAAATTTACAGAAGTGTGCCACAATAGCGCATTAACAACACAGCAAGATTATACGTTACAAGAGGTATTTGTAAACCCCGAACACGTAGTGCTGATCAGAGAAGAGGGGAGGATCCAAAAGCTCAACGAGCAGGGGATACTTCACAAGGATCTTAATACAGGACACAGGTTTACCAAGCTCACAATTAACCGCGGTCATACCGGTACGGAAATCATAGTGGTGGGCGCCCCAGATGTTATAGAAGACACTCTAAATAAAAAAACAAAGGAATTACTAAGAGGATAATATGCCAAGAATAAACCTACAATACTCCATTGAGATGGAGGAACTTGCTCCGGAGATAGGGAGACTTTATAAGAAAGCTAACGAGCTTATAAATCAGATTTCATTAATTCAGTACGCTGAATCACAGATTCTCTCATCTTCGATCGTCAATCATATTCATGAAACCCGGGTAAACTTAGCCAAGGCGGATGCCATGTTAAGAGATATTCAGTCGGTTGTTAGTTCGTATGTAGAGTACGAACTTTCCCAGAATCAAGATGAAGAGACTCAGACTCCCGCCGCGGCGCGACAGTCTGGAACACTTGGCGACCTGCAAAATAGCATAGAGGCTCTATCTCAGCAGATTGAGGGGAGTGCTTCCGATGAGAACCCCACTCAAAGAGCCTAATAACTTTGTTAGTGCGCATGTACTAAAAAGTATCATTCCGCCTGATATTCCGATTAAAAGCTATGCTTTTTTTTCAGGTCAGATGGAATTTCCGCTCTTAAAAAAGAGAGAGAGGGTGACATTCTTAACTAACAAGATTGCTATTTATGATTTTTGGAAGCACTTGTTAGATAAGCCAGAAGTGGTAGCATTGCATGCGGAAGCAATGCACAAACAAACAACCCAGGGAACAATAGAGGCTTATCAGCGCGAGCTATTAACATATCGAGAGCCGTATATGCGCGCCGCAATCTTCTACTTGTTGAATGCTTACTCTGACGATGGAAGTGTTTCTTTCGGGACTTATGATATAAATAATTATAATCCGCTCTCTTTACGTCGTTTGCGAGAGTTGGTTAAAAATCCTTATGAGATAGAATTGAAATATTACCCCGCAACATATGTGGAGGAAGGTCTGCATTACGCCGAATCAGAAGATCTAATATTTATTCCTGTTGGGGTGTATAACGCCCCTCTTCTTATCACCGGACTTTCGGAAGGCTTTGATACCTATGCCTATAATCATCAGCAATTGCACAATACTCTATCAGAGATGGAGAACAAGTTTGTATTATGTTATAAATACAGCCCCCGACTCCGAGATCTCTATGCGCGTTTCAATCTAACATACGTTGATAAATATGGCAACTCTACTCGTCACCATCATCGCGCAGAAGACGTAATAATAACCAACTTTTAGGAATATAGATGACTCACAAGCTTTTTTTAGCGTGCCTGCTTTTTGCCGCGGGACAGACGATGGGGTGGTTCCAGCTTAACTCACAATTTGTGTGGGATTGGTGGAAAGACAAGCCCCTCACCTCAGTATTTTTGTATTCAATCCCCACAGGTATCTGTTTTTGGTATGGTATTCGAATGGCTTACGAAGACATGGGTGAAGTTTGGGGCCCCCGGTTTTTAATATTCAGCATGTCTTACCTGACGTTTCCTATATTAACATGGTATTTTTTAAACGAGAGTATGTTTACGACAAAAACCATGGTCTGCGTCTTACTTTCGTTTGCAATTGTAGCCGTTCAACTTTTTTGGAAATAGGCAATGAGTAACATTTTTTTATTTGACGTTGACGGCACAGTTACTCCTCCCAAACAAAAGATGGATTCAAATTTTAAAATTGAATTTTTAAGATGGATGAAAGATAAAGAGGTATATATCGTCTCCGGAGGCTCTTTCCCGCGAATCATAGACCAACTGGGCACGGACATTGTTGATGGTTGTGCCGGCGTGTTTGCATGCATGGGAAATATATTTTATCAGCAGTTAGATCAGATAAATCCATCTGGATTTGATGAGTGGCAAATAATATATGAGAACAATTTTCGCGCTCCCCGAGGCTTAAAGGAGAAACTAAAAAAGATAGTTGAAGACTCCGGTTACCACACAAAAACAGGTAAGCACTCCCTTCGCCGCGAGGGGATGATAAATTTTTCAATCGTAGGGTCCAATGCCACGCCAGAACAGAGAAGAGAATACACCGTATATGATCTCGAGAATAAAGAGAGGGAAGCGCTCGTGGACGCCCTCAAGAAGCAATATGCTTCTCTGGATTTTGCTATTGGCGGCGCGGTCAGCATTGATATATTCAAAATAGGGGACGATAAGTCCCAAATTATTGATCGACATTTTGACGAGGCGCTAGAGGGAAATAGGATATTATTTGTTGGAGATAGAATTCCATTTCCAGGCAACGATTGTTCACTGGCACTAGCCCTGAGACAGCACCCAAATGGCTGTGCATACGAAGTTGAGAGATGGCAAGATACAGCAGAACTATTAAAGACCGAGCCTTTTGCGTAGATACTGATAAAAACAACTATTTATAATGATGGAGTTAAATTAATGGATATATCTACAGGCAGTTGGTTCGAGTATCTTCGAGAAGAAGTTTTAACTGAGGGGCTGCGAGACATAGGGCTCCCCGAACGGATCGTCGACTTTGTTGAGAACGCGATGCCGCAGGCACCCGAGAAGTCAAAAACATACGCAGGCAACCAGTGGAAGAAGTGGAAGCTGAACCCTGCCTACGTCTCGCGCCCACAAGGGTTCTGGGTTGACTGGATGAGGGAGAACTTCGAGAACGAGATAATGGTAAAGATGGTTGGGGATGAGCGCGCCGGCACGGGCGAGATTGTCGCACGCACAATCACCCCCTACCGCGTCGACCGCGACGTTGGACCGCAGCAGCGCGAGCAATACGATGAAGAAACCATCGAGCAAAACAAGAAGATCGCTTTCGTTGTACAGAATGTAAAAGCTGCTATCGGCAAGCCCCCCGGTACATGGCGCAAGTCCTTCATGAAGGCAACCAAGGCGTTAAGCAAAGCCGGCACACCTTCTGAAAAGGTCGAGAAAGCAAAAGAATTCCTTCAAGAATTTTATATATCAGAGTTCCGTAGGTATTGGAATAGTTTTGATGAGTTGTTCTCATGGCTAAACAGCGAGCCAACCAACTATGAAATGATCAAGGGCGAAGATGATCTTTATGAAGCGCAGAAGATCGCCATCGAGGACTTAAACACCCGAGAAGACCCAGAGCAAGTCCTCCATCAGTTTGAGGATGGCTCTTATTGGTATAACTTAGATGTGTCTAGCTGCTCCGTTGAAGGCGAGCGCATGGGACATTGTGGCGGCGACACTCGCGGCGTTCTAGTCTCGCTCCGCAAGCGCCATAAGGGGCGCAAGGCATCCTCGTCTTATATCACAATGACTTGGGAGGTAGAGAACTACGACGGCGGCAGCACCCTCTATCAGATCAAGGGACGCTCTAACGATGCCCCTCCTGAAGAAATGTGGGATCACATCGACTGGTTCATTAAAAATATGGGCATCACATCGGTGGAAGAAGCCGGCGAGCACTCAAACGATCAGGAAGGCTTCCGAGAGATGAACGATTATCTATCCACTCACAACCGAGATGTCAGCTTCACCGGTGCCATCGATGTAGATGCCATTCAAGAAGCCGTGAATGAAGTTGTTAACGACTACGAGGGCGACAACTCATCGATCGACGGCGAAGTTCAAGGACCAGAAGAGCATGGCGGCGACGGCGTGTATGTTTATATGAGTTGCCGCTGCAACATCCAGATCGATCTAGGCTGGAAAGGGTTTAGGCACGGCGACAACGAATTCAGAGCCACCTATGGTCCCAACGATGGCACCCCAGACGAACGCTTTGAGACTATCCCCGCCAACACTTGGGGAACCAGCGCCCGCGACTTTGTAAGCGAGACAGAGATAGAGAATATCGAGTGGGATCTCCCCGGCGAAGGCGAGGTTGAGTGGGATGTTAGAATGCTGACGGGCGCTCAACCAGAGGGCGCCGAGATAGATCCAGACTATCCAGCAACCGCCCACCTTGAAATTACGATATACACCGCCGAACAAGAGGAAGCTGGTGATGAGGACACCGCGGCACAAAACATGCGATACTTTGGCGAGCAAGTTCAAGAACAGTTCGAAGATAACTACGCAGAGATCCACGAGAAGATACGCTCCAAGCTAGCAGAAGGAGGCTACGCAACCAAGACCCCATATGATCGCGAGCGAGCAGGCATGAGCGAGATGGATCTTGACAACTGGAAAATCTACCAAGATGGTCCGAGATTGGAGTTTTGGTTCAGACGTGGGAAGAGACACGACAATGCGGTGTTAAACTCTGGCGGCGGACTGGGCAGCATCCCAAATATGGTCAAGATGTGGGCATTTGATGATAACAGAGAAGGACACATCGATGGACTATACAGCAAGATGTTTGGATCGCGCCCTAAAGCGGGTCGACCGGTCCGCATAGAGAACGACGATCTTAGCCGCAACATGGCGAGAAACTTAGAGAAACTTTACTCCGCAGCAGAAACACCAACAGGTGATCAACAGAGCCTACCCCTTGGCGATGAGTATAAAGCGCCAGCCGCCAGATTGGTATTAGCGAAAGACTCACGCTTTATCATTTTGCCGGAGACAACATTACAGCACGAACAATACCCCACCATGTTGACCAATTGGAAATATGAGATTGGAGTGGATAGCAAATCATCGCCCGAAGAAGTTGAAGTTGTTAAAGACATTGTGCATTATTTTAACGCACATCCCGACATGGTGGAGGAAGCTGCCGCAGAAACACTTCGCGGCGCACAGAACAACATAAAGGCACTCGCTGACGCCACCAAAGCCGACGTTATGTCAGGCAAGTGGCCACAGCATGCTATCCGAGCTATTGACAGCCAGTACGGAGGAAGACATGCCTCGGGATCCGATGAGTGGGCAACGCGAGCCATAATGATTGCCACATGGATCAACCGAAACTTCGATCAGATGGGTGAAGTTGAGAAGTGGGTTGCTTGGTTCAAGTTTTTGAAACCGCTGAAAGAAGGATACTTTAGCCATCCACGCGATGGAGATGTTGAGATGGAGGACGACGCCAATATCGGCATGCCGAAGAGCTTCAACCGGAAGGTCCAAGATCAGATGAGGAAACTAGGCACCTATAGCGGCACTGTGAGGGATTATAGGGGTGTGCCCGCCGGAGAGCCCCTGACGGGCACGCTTGGAGAGCCACAGGCAGTAGGAGAGAGCATAGAGCAGCAGATCGAGAGGATTGAAAGATTACTGCAAGAGAGAGATGATACATATGATCTCCGGCTTTACAGCATTAAGGTTGATGTATCGATCCAAAAGAATCTAGGCGGTGAGGTGCAGGAAACTCAGACAGAGATCCGCGGAATCGAGGGGGTGACAACCGTGCGCACCCTTGGTGACACTAGGGATGTGGGAACAGCCTCAGTTGCAACTTACGATATAAAATTTGAATTGCTGGGATCGATTAGTCGTGTCAAATACCGAGATCGAGTCCTGATTCCAGGTTTGATGAAGATTAAGGGGTTGAGAATTCTTCGCGTCACACCAATTCATCGCACCAATGCCAGAGGAACCATTCGGACAGTTCGAGAAAGGAAAGTAATAGAGGAATATGGCATGGGATCCATGGGAGGCTTCGGTGGAATGGCAGGCGGTCTAGGAGGAGTTAGAGACTCTTATAGACCATCCGTCACACCTTCGCGCTCCATAGAGCAGGTGGCTGCTGACTGGAGAGAGGGATCAGTAAGGGTCTATGATGTTCCTATGGATGCGAACAATATGGCTTATCATACAATGGTACCAGTCGAAGAACTCCTTGAATATATGGGACGAGAGTTCCGTGCCCCTATGGATGCGTTTGATGGAATGTATCAAAATTTTATAAAGAATGGCGCTGAATCGCCAGTGTATGTGGCAGTTGGCAAAAATGGAAGAATAAAAGTAACAGGAAACGAAGATTTGATCTGGTTTGCCAAGAGGTCTGGGTTACAAGAGTTGCCCGTATTTTTTAGTTACCAAATGCAGGTTTAATAACTTATGATAAGCAGCAAAAAGATAACAAAGATAGTTAGAGTCAGCATTGGGGCGACACTATTGGCGCTGCTTCCAATTTTTGCTGTTTATAGCACAATAATGGCACATCAGGTACCACCCCTCGCAGAAATACAGGAGGATAATTATAGTCACTATTATACTATCTCTCACAAGAGGGCAATAAAGAAATCCAGAGAGAGCGTTGTTCAGGTTATTTCTTTTGGTCCCGACAACACTGGCTATTTTTCCTCCGCTAGCGGGACGTATTTTAAAGCATATGGAAATTATTTTGTTATTACTGTGATGCATGGAATCCTAGGGCCATGCGCTTTTACCACGATAGTTCACGACAGCCAGACCTACCCGTGCGTTAAATATATTACCACTGATCTACAAAATGATTATGTCATCATACAAGTTTCAGAAATTCCCGATCGCACGGCAGTCAATATTTTTAAGGATCTTCCAAAAAACACGCAGTGGAAAGATTCATATTCTGTTCTTAATAAGCTGCTTTATACGGGCTACCCCAACACCATCGGACCACTCACTATTGAAGGCGAGGTGGCAGGTTTCGCCGGCAGAGAGTATATATATATGTTATCCTATGCGTGGGCCGGCTCATCGGGTTCTGGGGTTTTTGATCATCGGGGAAGGTATATAGGATATGTGGTTGCTATTGACGTGGGTGAAAGCGAGTTTGGGGTCCAGGTACTTCAAAATGTAGTCCTAGTTTCACCGGCTTTTAAAGTCGATTGGACAAAAGTAATAACTGACGCCGAATAAATAACGGAAAAAGGAAATAAAATGAAAAAACGTGAAGATAAATACTCAGCCCTTCTAGAAAAAATAACACAACTCAATGATTCAATCTGCGAATTAAAGAACAAAGTTAACATATTGCGTATAATGTGTCATAATGCTGTTAACGACGTCGAGCAAACACCCCCGCCCCAAGAGGAAAAAAACAATGAACAATGAGAGTATTATAGAATTAGCCACTGTAGAGGACTCCGAAGATCTTAAGCCAAAGCCGCCACCGAAGCTAGCCCCCCGCGGCATCCGCACGTTTACTGTGTGCCGGCAAAGCGATGAGACGGGAGTATCTGGCGAAGGGGTTGTGATCGAGGGTGTTTCTCTCGCATCGGGGCATTGCATCATTCATTGGTTATTCCCCCCGCCCAGAGGGGGCATTGCGATCTTTGACTCTTTGGACGATTTCTTAAAGGTTCACGTTAAACCTCACCCCTCAAACAAGACAATTATTACGTTTGAAGATGGTGAACAAACCACCTACGAGGGGGCGTAAAGATGGCTTATCTGTACTCCACAGGTTCTCGTGGTCTAGGCGATATTAAGTTCGAAGGAGATCCTGCTGAAACTCAAATTGATTTTGAGGACGACTATATTGGCTTAAAAACAGGGGGGAACACTGTGCTGGTGGTTTCGGGTTCAGCGGTGGGAATAGGAACAAATGAGCCAGATAACACCTTGCATGTTAAGAGCGCGGGGACCACCCATATCAAAGTTGAAAGTGAGGCTGGATATTTAGCTGCTCTTAGGATTAAAGCGGGAGGACAAACTTCTGCATATGTTTGGGTCCCGGCTGATACAGCGGATCTGCGCTTCTACGTCAACGGTGCCGATAGAATGCACTTGGATAATGATGGCAAGGTTGGAATTGGGACGACCACCCCTGATTATACTCTTGACGTTGCTGGCACTCTAGGGGTAGCTCATTCGATATCCTTGCCGGTTGGGTCTTTGCGCACGGGCGCTTACACAATAACCGCAACTGACTTTTGTATTGTCGCAGATTGCAATTCTTCAGCCTTCACTGTCACGTTGCCATCTGCGACAGACGCTATGGCTGGTAGAATATATACGATTAAGAGAATGGATTCTGGCAACAGCGGCGCCAGCAACATGCTGACGATTTCTCGTAACGGTAAGAACATAGATAATGTAGCCGGCGACGTGCTTCTAGCAAATCTCGAAGCCCTAGTGCTTCAGTGCATTGGTGCGGATGGCGGGTGGATTCGCATAGGACAATTCTTGCCGCCAATGTAATATGGTGGCTGTTGAGTATAACAAAGTTAAGCCCTTTTAATCTAAAAGAAACTATTTATTAGCATGAGCGGAATGAACTGGCGAAATTTTGTAGATTCTATTCGAGAAGCGGGAACTTATCGTAATCGAAGCAAGAGCCTCGATAGCGATATGGCTGACTATTTGGATACAGGTCCACAAAAGAAAGGCGGCTACCAGAACAAGAGAGCAAAATTCAAAGGAAAAAAGTTTAACGACATCTCGGCGCCCCCCGGCGCCGCAGGGGGCTTGGAAGAGGAAGTTGAACCAGAGTCTTTTGACGTTCATAGCGGTCTAGAACCTACGATTTGGAAAAACGATGAGTTGTCCCCCAAGATTCGATCCCACCTATTAAAAATTGCCCAAGACTTCATCGACGGACTGCCCGTCGAAGTAGATGTGGAAGATATAACCCTGACGGGCTCAATTGCGAACTACACATGGTCCAACTATTCAGATATAGATTTACATATTATTGTTGATTTCCTTGGAATGGATGCGAACCGTGCCCTGATCAAATCATTTTTCGACAATGCTCGCATGCGTTGGAACGATACACACAATATTCGCATCCGGGGTTACGATGTGGAAATCTATGTAGAAGATTCCCGAGAGATTCATAAATCGTCTGGAATCTACTCCGTACTTAATGATGAATGGATCAAGAAGCCGAAGAAATATCAAAGTGAGATCAATTTTGAGTTGGCACGCCGAAAAGCAGACGATTTGGAATTCCAAACGAATATAGTTTCTAATCTTGTGACTGCCGGCCGCTACAAAAAGGCGTTAAAAAACATAGAACGCCTGAAGCAGAAGATACGCAATATGCGACGAGCCGGCTTGGAGAGCCACCGACAAGAGTTTTCTGTAGAAAATATAGCATTTAAAATACTTCGTAGGAATGGTATACTCGATCTGTTGTCGGATCTCAAAACACAGACTTACGATAGCATGATGAATATAGACGCCGAGAGTCATCGTGGAACTCAGTGAAATAACAGAATCAACAAAAGTTAGACCGGGGGAATACATTTTTCACACACCGACCAATACAGTTGTTTTAGTTGGTAAGTTTGACTTTACTTCTAACCACATAAGCGCGTTCCATCGCGGAGGACTCGTAAACGATGAGGTTAAGAATTTTAAAAAGATCGGGCTAACCCCCAAAGAATATAGAGAACACAGAGCCACGCGATGTTCCGGCTGCAAGGGGACTTCGTGAGCATCATTAATAAGAAGATGTTAGAATTTTGCCTCATTCAAATGGAGGTTATTAAAGATAGGGAATCCACGTTGAGAAAACAACTGTTAAACTGCAAGATCCAAAGTGAATTTTTAAGCTCCATGGTTGATGACCTAAAAGGCGACCCAACGGGAGAGGAAGATGATAGACAATAGCATGTTCACGTGTGGGCCTTTTATTAGCGCATCAATGGAAATACAGTCAATCGCGTCAGGAATATACAGCGCCGTACTTCTCTCAGAGTCGGTACAATCCGAGAAAAAATATGAACAACGCCTCCAGACAGCAATTGAAGAAAACCTCGGAGAAGAAGAAATAGCAATTTTGCAACGCGAAGCTGACTACTATCGAGGGTTGCTGGACATAACAATCGCTAGCCTTGCTTATACGGATGGGCTCGATCAGTGACTAACATATATATTTATTGTGTTTTTGAAAAAGACCAGCAGCTACACGGGGTATATTCGTCGATTAAGGCTGCCCATCGTGACGCCATCAAGCTCTGCAACAAGGGTAATACGTCCGTATATATCAGGCATGAAGGGCAAAGTATCGTTCCTACTATAAGAATGTTACGCAATATATTTAAAGGAGCCTTAGATATTAAAGTTAAATATGCCTCGAACAGTATGTCAGCAACCGTTCTTAAAACAAAATTGAGGGAATAAATGGAACTGTATATTATTTATGGAATTAGTGATTGTCCGGCATGCCTTCAAGCACAAGCCGCATTGATGGCAAAAGATAAAGAATATGTATTTGTCAACGGAGACTTTTCAAAAACGTATCGAGACTCAATAAAAGAAGAATTCCAGTGGACTACCTTTCCTATAATCATCAAAGTTACACCAGAATCCGAAGAGTTGCTAGGTGGCTATGATGATTTGTGTTATGTTTTAGAAAAAGAATCAAAGGCGCCTACGTGAACAGTACATTAACACGCAGTTTGCGTAAATAAAAAATAGCAACATAATTATACATATGGAACTTAAACGGGGAGATTTAGTCCGGTGGGTAGCCGATCACAATATATATGAATCCTCCGGCGATGTTTTGAGGGGTGTCAGCCCTAATTATAGACACGGGATTATCATGGAAGTTTCGATGAAGGATACCGATGCAGTTATGGTTTTTTGCTATGACTGCAAAAAGAAAAGGGAGGGAACATGGATGATACTTAGTATGATACATGACCGCCTTGAAATTTTGAGCGACTCGCTCGATGGCTAGTTTCTTCAAAGGCGAAAAAGAACCAAAACAGAGCGCAATAAATGAGCTTTTACTTATGATTTCCAATTATTATGACGGGAGATACGAAGTGATAGCATGCTCCGATGACGGGGGCAGCATGTTAGAGGTACAAGTAGAAGTACCAGAAGTTAGCAATACGATAGAAACACAGGCTCCCGACTTCCCATTCTTTGACATTTGGCCAAAATGGATGGGCTGGCGTGTCGTGATATGTAAGGTGCCTCCGGGGTATATCGACGCCATAACTTTAGCAGAAGAGTCCGATTACTAACATCTCTCTGACAACTTTTGCTTGACTTTTTTCGAGTTCCACGCTATATTATAGAGGAAGCTAAGGAACAGCAATAATGAATACTCAAGAAAACATTGAATCCGCCCTGTCTCGATCCGTTTGTGGGGGTTGGGATCGTAGCTTTTTGGAATCTCTCTTGGCACAGACATCAAAGGGGAGAGCCCTCACCCCGAAACAGAAGCAGACGCTTGGGAAGGTTCTTGCGCGAAACACTCCAGAGGCTCAAACCGAACATGAAGGGTGGTCTGCTTCCTATGAACGCGACTATAAAGAGAGCGCACTCATTCTTGCAGCATACCACCTGCGCCAACCTTATTATAAGCCGATGGCAACGGACATAACAGAGGGAAAAGTCCCTGAACGTAGAAAGTTTTTACGGATGTATGAGAACAAGTATTCAAAAAAGGTTTTAGCGCAGTCTAAAAGTGTACCTAAGTATTCAGTGGGAGATTATATAAATACTCGCGCCGCTTTTGATTCCTATAAGAATGTTGAGTTTGAAGGGCAGATGGCTTGGGCAGAGCAGAATAAGATCATTTCAAACTTTAAAGGCCGCGGCGGGTTTATTTTAGAGATTGCCAGAAATATATATTCACCCGCCAAGGGCGCTAAAAGATACAAGATTTTGCCGATAGGCTGCACTACTCCCCTGATTATAGAGGAGAGGTATATCAAACTAAACAAGAAGGTGCGCTGACAGCTATATAGTGATGTGGATATACCTACGCCATATTATTCTTTAGGCGAGTTTGTTGTTTGCTTGTATGATTATTTAGATTTTTTTTCCTTCATATACGATGATGACGAAGATGGGTTTTCTCACCACTACGGAATAGTAGTAGATATAGATTTAGAGTATTTGGACTATCTCGACGAGCCTCTTTATTCAGTCCTGTGTCTGGATGGGGAAAAGAGATATTTCATGGAATCTGAAATAAAGCTCGCATATTACCGTTGACACTTGCGCTCAAGTATATTATAATAACAATATGGCTGATTGGTGGAACGGTATACACAAGAGACTTAAAATCTCTCGCCCGTATGGGCTTGCGGGTTCGAATCCCGCATCAGCTACCACATTCAATAGAATGATAGAGCAAAATGAAGATCGGTGACCTCGTAACATTCATTCCGAGTGCTTCTTCTACTTTCAAGTGGGAGAAGTACATGGAGTCGAAAGCTATTCCGGGGATAATCTTGCGAGAGTTGAACGAAAAGGGCACCACCACCCGCCGATTTGAGATCCGCTGGCACGATGGAGATATTACCGAAGAATGGATAAGTTTTCTTGAGCCCTTTGACAACTCCTTGACAGCTTAAACCTTGACCACTGGCACTTTCGGTGCTATATTATAGGTATAGAAAGGAGAAACAATGATCGAAGTTGGATCACTACTAAGAATGTGGGGCAATCACTCAACGTGGCTTGCTCTCGATGAGATTGCTGATACTGTGTTGGTGGTCAGCCAAAAAACAAACCATAAGATGTGGGCAAACAAGGCATCGTTTGAGGTGATAGGATGAAAGTTTGGGTCATGCAAGGAAGCTACGAAGGCGAGTTGTTTAGCAGCGTACACCTGACGCAGAAAGGTTGTGCGCTCGCGTGCATTTCGGATATAACAGAGTTTTTGGGTGTTGATGATGACGAAACCGCTTTGTCAGTTATGAACGATTGTAACCCGTATGCAGAAACCGATGGCGATCAGACCGAAGCGATTGAATGGGATCAAGAGAAGCTGAAAGAAATGACGAGCGAGCAGCTTTGGAAGGTTTTTGCTGAATGGTCCGAGATTAGTTGGGACAGAATGGCAGATCGTAGCTATAACCTTGACGGATGCCCTGTGGAGATTCAAGCATGATGAACATTTGGGTAGTACGACAGACTTGCACGTATGATAACGATACTTATGTAAGCACACACATGACAGAAAAGGGCGCGTTGATCACAGCTATTAAAACAGTGCGAGGGGATTTGTGCGATGGCATCGATGAGGATGAACTTGAAGATATGCGTGCTGGTATGCCTCACAGCCATGAGGAAGATTTGATGCAGTATGACAGCAAACAACTACGGGGCATTGTGAGTGACTGGTGGGAATATGCGTGGGATATTGACGAACACGCACAATACCAGATACATCAAACACAGGTGGAAGGATGACTATACTAACTACATTTATTTTAGTGGGAATGATCGACTCTCACGATGCCCATTTTGCAACGGTGGAGATAAACACTAATCCAGCATCTAATGGTGGCCCCGCAATCGCGGTGATGCCGGTGAGTGCCTTTCCATGCGAGATTTACGAAGGCAAGGTATTTTACGTCGTTAAACTTTCTGAGATGGAAGATGCTGTTATTGTTTGTCAAAAGGAGCCTGATGAAAGTCGGTGATTTGGTAAGGTTTGAAAGTGTCTTGAACGATGATATGGATCGTTATACTGCGGAGCATGGTTTGGTGGTGAAGATGTCCAAGACTGGACACGATACAGAGTCAGCACAAGTGCTGTTTAATGACGGAGAAACTTGGTGGGTTGGCACTCAAAGATTGGCGGTGGTAAGTGAAAGTAGGTGACTTAGTTAAACTTTCGTCGTCGGCATCGGGCAGAGCATCATTCCGCGCTGGGCTTATTGTTGAGTTTATCGAAAAGAAGTGCTGGCGCACAGAAGAACTTGGCATCAAGGTAGATTGGAGTAAGATCGATCCCGAGCCACACGCAGTTGTGCTGATTAACGGCGACAAGAGAGCGATCCCCGTTACAGATTTGGAACCTATTGATGAAAGATAGTGGAGCGCCCAGCATTGGCGATCTTGTTGTTGCGCTCTACGATGAGGAACGCGATATTTCTTGCGTTGGGTTGGTGATGGAGACTAAAGGAATCGAGTGCAAGGTTCTGTGGTCATCCGAGAACAATCCGGTCGGGTGGTGGTCACGAAGCGCACTAAAAGTTATCAGCCCAAGCGGGACGACAAAAAGTTTAACGCACTTAACATTCACTTGACAACTTAGAGGTTGACGAGCGCCCGCTTGGGTGCTATATTATATATATGAAAGTAGGTGATTTGGTAAAGTTTGAGGCTGATAACGCCATCGGTTCCGTAGGCGTGATCGTTGCTATGCTCCCCCGCGATGAGATTCTTGCAAGTGCAGTCTCCGTATTGTGGTCGTCTGGTGAACTCGTTGAAAGAACGAATCCGGGGATCTTGGAGGTGATTAGTGAAAGTCGGTGACTTGGTAAGATTCAAAAAGAAAGGATATATAGGCACCATTACAGCAAAGGGTCACGATCACTGGAATGGCACATCATCTTCCGTGTGGGTACACATTCACAACTTCCGCCCAACCCGAGGTAACACACAAAACCCAGCTTTGTTTCGCGTTGGGCATTTGCGAGAAGTAGTGGAGGTGATTAGTGAAAGTCGGTAACTTAGTTAAAAGAAGGGATGACCACGCGCACCACGGCATTGTTGTGGAGGTTGGACCCCAAGAGACTGCGATCGATCACGGAAATCATGTGGCGAGGGTTCAGTGGACAGATGGAGACTTGACTTACGAGTTTATAAAGATGCTTGAGGTATTGAGTGAAGGTGGGTGACTTGGTGACAGTGGGTCCACGGCACCCCGGCGCAACAAAACCGTTTGTGAGCGTTGTGCTGGAGATTTGCACTCCAGAAATGCAGGCATCAGGTATGCATTTGATTAAAGTTGTGGAACGTAGCCAGTCTAAATGGTATCCCATTGGATACATCGAGGTGATAAATGAAAGTCGGTGATTTGGTTAGAAAGAAATACAGACAATACCATGTGCTTACGGCGGCGAGCTTCAAGAGCAGCAGCATACATATCGTGACAGAGACACGAATCAACTGGATTAAGGTGCTTGCCCATGGAGAATCTGTGGGCTGGCTCCGCGCCGATGATTGGGAGTTGGTAAATGAAGCTGGGTGATCTGGTAAAGACGAAGGGCGATCCGTGGGATACGCTGGGAGTCGTCATTGAACTCGGATTTCATTATGTCATGGTCAGATGGGCATGCGGAACC